ATTACGAATTGGTAGCTTTTTCCAACCAACCAAACCATCGTTATATTTCGAACCATTTGATTTTAAACGTCTACGATATACTTTCTCTTGTACTGAGAAACCATACATATTAGAGGATAGTGCTTCTGAAATAAACTCAGACCAAGTTTGATCAGTAAGGTCTTGCATCATTTCATTGATGATTTGAGCTTGTCTTAATTCTTCAGCAGAAGCATCTTTAATTGGTTTAAATACCCAATCTACTTTTCCGATTAAGTTTTCGTATAAAGTCAATGCAGAATTAATACTACCATGATAAGACATTTGCTTATAAGTATTAATACTATTTGGGAAATTTAATTCGCGTTTTAATTCATCACTAGAAACACCATTAAAGACATTTAAACCAAGATATCCTGATTCACTTAATTTGAAGCGATCTGGTGTATCATCCACTGCTTTTTGTACTGAGTTATTTTGTGATTTACGTGCCATCAACGGCTCCTTTGATTATGAAACTAATGAACTATTAAAAGTAGGGATATTAAAACCTGATACACTTCCATCAAATGGACTAGTACCTGTAAAATCTGGTAGAGTAAATTGCGGCAACTGTGTATCTTTATTTAATAAAAGCATTGCATCTGAGCAGCAGTCAACTTGATCGTCTTTTTTCTTTGGATCACCATCGAAGACTTCTAATTCATCAAAGAAAGGTACATTCCAATGCCCTTTTACAATATTGACGAAACCAGCTTGTGTAACACTTGAAAATGGTGCAAATCTTGTTACTTTAGATTTTACTGGTTTAGACAACCTTACGTTGAAACCTGACTCTGCGAGTTTTCTCTGCAAATCTCTTGCATACGCTCCAGCGGCGGCGGCGGGGTCAATTGGAATTGAAATTGTAACTTCTTGTCCATCACGGACTGCTGTATCAAAAATAAGTTTTTCAACCTCATGAACCCTGTCTCGCATTGAAACGACATCTTCTACTGTATAGATGTTTAACTTATCTTTTGAGATTAATACTCCACGAGTCCAATCGGGATTTGGGTATTGTTCAGAAGGTTTTGTAAACGCAAAATCCCAAGCTCTAATCCTTCTTGTTGCTTTTGGATTAGGATGGTCTACAAGGTTGCACCATTCTCGTTTCCATAAACCAGCAGACTCTTGACGAGCAAACCATGAACCAAGAAGTAACCTCTCCATTTCTACACGAGGTAATGATTTTAATTTACTAACATAAGTTGGATCGGCTTTCATCAGAGGTGGATTATCATAAATCGTTCCGGGAATGAATTTAAATGATAGAATACCTGATTCATTGCCCTCACCATACTGATCTTCAAGTTCTTCACGAGTATCTGACCACTGAATACGACCACCTTCGACTTGAATCATATAACGCATGGGATACACATCTTTACGAACAGGAATACCACGTTCGTCAAGTGCAAATTCCACCCAATGACGAATGAAAGAATCATAGTCAGGGTTACCTGTAGCTACAACTTGTTTTTTATAATCTACAGTAGTGGAACGCAAACGAGATAACATGTACATAACGTTATCTTCACTCAGTTGTTGCACTTCATCAAAACCAATATATGTTAATTCAGCACCCTGAAAGTTGTATTTATCAGAAGCATTATCTAAATATCCAAACTTCAATGTAGCACCAGAACTAAACACAAGTTCAAGTTCACGAACACGTACTTTAAGTTTAGGGTCTACCTTTTTAAATAGGTTGATTGCAGAGTCAAATAAACCACCGGGATTTGAAATCTGCTTTGTTGTTCTGCGAAAAATTACACCCCTTGTTCTTGGATGATGACAGAACTTAAGAAAAGAGCCGAGTAAACAATGCGACTTACCTGCCCCGGCTGCTCCACCATAAAAGGTGATATCCGCATCACTGGTCAAGAACTGTTCTTGTGCTTTAGACGCTGGTGCAAATACAATGTTTTGTTTACTCATGTTTATTACTTTTCTTCAGATTCTCTTCTGCTGTTATAATTTGTAAATTCCAAGGTACATGTAAACCACACACATTTTCACCTTGCAATGGTACAATGTGATCTACATGGTAAGATACACCTTCTAATAAACTTAACTTCTTAGCTTCAATGTAAAAAGATTTAATGTTATTTTGCATTTCTCTAGTTAACCATTTTGGCATCGCTTTAGCAATCAGCAATTTTCTCTTTTTGCTATAATATAGGTAAGTTGATTTATTTTTTTCATAATGCAATTTACCTTTTTCTCTGAGAATTTCTCTATTTTCTAAATAATATTCTCGCTGTTTTGCATTATGATTGTCTTTATTTTTTAACCAAACTTCTCGCTGTTTTCGTATAAGCTCTTCTCTGTTTTGTTCTCTATAATTTACTAAATAATTTGATCGTTGCTTACAGCAATCTTTGCAATATGCTTGGTAACCTGTTTTAGTGTTTTTACTTTTATAGAACGCTGTAAATAATTTATCTATTTTACAACTACTGCATGTTTTCATTTATTCTCCTCAGAATAAGCCTCGAAATAACAATTGGCAGGTAAGTGAGGAGCTTACTTTTCGGGAGCGATCCTAGCCACTGTATAAAAATTATTCTTCGTTTACAACCTTCAAGCTGAAAATTGGAGCATTGTGTTGTTGTACTTCTGTACCAGCTTCATCAGCTTGCTCTTCACCATCATACATATCTAAAGTTAGTCTGCGATAGTTATCCAAAAGGATAGTTGCAGCTTTTAGTTGGTTTTGATGACTAGCTTCTTCATTCTTCATGATTGCAGCAGCTTGCATAATTGCTTCAGCTACGTGAGGTTTAATCTTACGTAGAAGCATCACTAACTCTCGCTCTTTTAGTTCACGGTTAGTTGGCTTTTCAAGTAGGTTTACGCTTTTAGGGCGACCGTTTGGATTACCGGATTTACCTTTTACGAATGACATATTATTCCTTATAAATTAGTTCTGGTTACGACTCCAGAGTAGCCTTTTCGTATCTACCGCAGATGGAACGCTGTATCCTTTGCATGAGCACTTGGCAATACTCACCTGAAGCTTCTACACTTCATGTTACCACGCAACAGATTCGTGGGACGCCTAAAACCGAGGTGACTTCGGACCCTAAGGTAGAGTTCTTTAATGTAAAGTATGCCCTTTATTAAAATAAAGGTATGCGTTTTAACTTATAGCGTAGGGCGCATCCCCTGCTACTTCCCGTAATAGCCGAAGCTACCTCTCGAACGGTTCTTGGTGGACACTTATGGTAACGATCCATACGAGCTGTAGTAGCGCTGGTTTTACAGACCAGACCGTCTCCTTAACGGTATACGTATCCTAAATTGGAAGCGGGTGACAGATTCGAACTGCCGATGCTGCGAGCTTATGAGACTGCAGTAGTGACCACCTTACCCGCTATTAATCTGTGGCATACCCCGTAGGAGTCGAACCTACAACCTACGGATTTGGAATCCGTTGCTCTGCCAGTTGAGCTAGAGATATAAATATATGGTCTATATAGATTGATTGGCTGGCAAACGTGGGATCGAACCACGGACCGAACGGTTAACAGCCGTTTGCTCTACCTCTGAGCTATATGCCAAAATTTATCCAACTGTAAACTTATGCTCTTTCCGTTGGCGATTGAGCAGCCGAACTTTTAACGTAGTTGCGGAATACACGTTTACTGGAGCTACTACGGAGAATCGAACTCCGCTTGTCTGGATGAAAACCAGATGTCCTAACCGATAGACGATAGTAGCATGTTATTTTGAATGTTCAATAGCATGACAATTTGCACACAGAACTTCACACTTTGAAATTTCTTCTTGTAATCTAGATAATGACCATGATCTGGCAACAGTAGCAATAGCTGCTTCTTTTGTGGTTGGATCACTATGATGAAATTGTAAAGCTGCAGGATGAGAAAAACCACAACGATTACACTTTAATGTTGCTTTGAATTCCAGATATTCTTGTTGACGTTTATCTCTCCATGCTTTATTCAAAGCATTACGTTTTTCTCTGTTCTGACTTGCCCATTCTCTGTGATATTCTTTTGTTGCCATTTTAATCCTAATATTGGTGCTGGAAGTAGGACTCGAACCCACCTCTACGGAGTACAAAACCGTTGCTCTACCAGATGAGCTATTCCAGCTTATAAAGTTATTGTAACAGCAGTTTTAGCTTCTGTCAATACTTCAGATTGAATCTCTACTGTCAATTTCTGGATCGTTGTACTCGTCATCATAAAATACAGGACTTGTTTTACCAGAAGGATTCTTAAGCAATTCGAAGTCTACTTGTACTTCTGAATCCAAGTTCAAAAAAGCACTATCTAAGCAGTCTTCACACTCTACTGTTTTGTTGAAAGCGTTTTGCTTAAAGTAACGATTACATGTAATGCAGTTCATATTGTATTATTCTTTTTGTTAGCCATTATGTACAAACACTGTAGAAATTGTCTACAATGAAAAAATAGTTGCTGGTTACTTATCCAGCTTGTACTGAAGTACTTGGCGCTGAAAGGAGAAACGGGCGATCAAGCGAACATACAAAGATTTATATCTAGCAGGGTTAAACCAAATTGTATCTTACGCAGGTTCAAGGCGCTTAATACCATGATTTACTAAAGATTGAAAGTTTAATTTACATAGATGCTTGATTATATCATATAAAATCAGTAATTTCAAGCGTAATATCAATCATTAGTCAAATATACAATGTCTGTTGAGAATCTTGGCATACTTCAACTGCAACTTATTTAGCATTCGTTTCGCAACTACTATATCTTGCACAACTAATATTTTATCTTTTCCATTTTCTTTCCAGATAAGTACATATGAAAACATATCTTTAGGGTGAGGCTGCAGTTTTAAATATCCATTCAAATTTCTATAAGATTCTTTTATAGCATTGTATGTTTTCTTGGATATTAGTTTTAAATTGCAATATCTATAATCTTTTTCATTTAAGTTTTTATGCAATACTACTTTATCTCTTTGCACAATTATATTTTGCACCAACTCAATTGCTACTTTATTAGCTTTTAGTTTTATTCTGTTGCTTTGTTTATAAAATACTAAATAACCATCTTCATTTGGAAATATCTTTCGGTATCTGATATTATTCTTTAAAATAAAGAAACTACCTTCAAGCAAATCATAATCAATTAATTCTTTTATTTTCATGCTTACTTTCTTAAAGTTGACATCTAATCTTTTGCACAATCATCAATTTGTTTAAACGCTCTATATGCTCGTTTCGTACCTTCAGGCTACCAAGCCCTAGACTAACTGAAATTGACAGCTTGTAGAGGCTTATAGGGGGTTTGCTGAAGGTTTTGACTGAGCAGCTTCAGTGCCTAGTGCAGCTAACCGTCCGTAGGACAGGCAAAGCGCCTTGAGCGTCTATGCTGCATAACTAAAAATAAGAAATTAATAATTTAAAATAAATAGCACTGCGACTATTATAGAATATTAATATAGGTTATAACTTAAAGTATCAATTGAAGTTTATCCTATGTTATAACCTATATTAATCTTTAGTTTATTTATATCTTATTTATAAATCAATTAAACTATTAGTACATTTAATGTTAACAGTAGATGTTACTATTAGATATACTTATATAAGTACTAAATATAAGGTTAATCTATATTATAACCTATGTAATATTCTATGTACTAACTAATGTTATAACCTATATTATATCTTATGTATTTCTTAGGGTATCACATGAAGTATCGTTTGTCAAGCTTTATTTAAAATATTTGTGTTGACGATAAACCTTGACTTTCCAACTAGAGCGTGTTACAATGGTTCTTTATCCAAATTAAAAGGTAGTTGTATGAATAATTTTTATGTCTATGTTCACAAAAAAGTGGTAGATAATGTTGTGTTTTATGTTGGAAAAGGAAGTGGTCCCCGCGCTTACCGTTTTGATAACAGAGGTACAAAGTATGACGAAATTTTAAACAACTCTGGAGGTATAATTGTAGAAAAAATAGCTGAAAATTTAACAGAAGTTACTGCTCTTGAGATTGAACACAGGTATATTAATAATCCACCTAACGATTGGCAATTAATAAATACTTTAAAGAATTCAAGAACAAAGATCATAGATTTAAACAATATTCGTTTAAAATTAATATATGATGAAACTTCACCTAGTTTTTTAAGATGGAATATTGATGCACCCTTTAGTAAAAGTAAAAAAGGAGATATTGCTGGTTGGTATTCATCTGCTGATGGTTATTATCGAATACAAATTGATAATGCAACTTATTTAGCTCATAGAATTGTTTGGTTTTTATTCAATGATGTTCAAGATGAAAATTTAGTTATTAATCATATTGATAATAATAGATCAAATAATAATATTACAAATCTTGAGTGTATTTCAAAAGAGCACAATACTTTAAAGAGTAAAACTCTTAATAAAAATGGATTACGTCCAAATAATACTTCTGGTTATAATAACATACGTGAAGTATCCACTGGTGATGGTATCTTAGCACGAATATCTTCTGAAAAGTATAAAAGAATCTCTAAGTATTTTTCTTACAATAAGTACACAAAAGAGGGTGCAATGAGGTTAGCTATAGAGTGGTACGAAAAGAAACAAGAAGAAATTTTAAATTTAAGGTTGCAATCTTAAATTATTGTGTTACAATGTAATTTTATCTAAGGAGAATTTATGGAAATTAAGCGAATTGAAACCTACAGTCTATTTGAATTTTGTCAGGTTATTCAAGAAAATATTTTAAACGGTTGGCGTTTTGATTTTGAGTCCAATGAAAACGCACCTATTGCATTTGGTTCGATGCTAGTTGCAGGTATGGTTAAACCTGAAATTGAAGACACAAATGAATTAGTTACTGAAGTTACTGAAGTTATTGTGCAAGATAATACTGAAGTTAAACGTGGTCGTAAACCAAAAGATAATATTTGATATTATCGTCATAATACCTTAAGATAATAATTAAGGTATATTATTAATTTATCCTAAGTAGTAAAGGGGATTTATGAAAAGAAATCAAAAAGTGCAATCACAACGTGTACAAAAAGAGAAGTTCCAGCGTTCGCAGTTTCCTGTATTACATGCAATGAATGACAAACAGAGTGAATTACTGGAAGCTTTAAAGTATAATACTTTAGTTGTAGCTCGTGGTAGTGCAGGTACTGGTAAAACTTTGTTAGCTATTCATCATGCAGCTAAGAAATTGCATTATGGTGACATCAAGAAAGTAGTATTGATTCGTGCTTATCAACCGTTAGCTGGTAGAAGCATTGGTTTTCTTCCGGGTACTGCAGAAGAGAAGTTACTTCCGTTTTATCAGCAAATGATTGACTACTTTGAGGATTATCTAGGTAAAGCAACTACAGAGATTCATCTTAAGAATAAAACAATTGAGATTTGTAGCTTAGAGACTATCCGAGGTAGAAGCTGGAATGACAGCATTATTATTGTAGATGAAAGTCAAAACTTGTTTGTACCAGAAATTCAAGCTTTAACTACTCGTGTAGGTAATGACTCTCAGATTATCTTTTGCGGTGATAACACAGGTCCACAAACTGATGTTAAAAAAGGTATGGATGGACTGACGTACTTAGAGAAGATTTGCCAGAAGTACAACATCAATGATTGCAGCTTTACTACCTTCAGTAGAGAGCACGTAGTTCGTAGTGGCTTGACTAAAGAGTTCGTAATTGCTTTTGAAGACGAGATTGAAGCTGAATTTACTAAGTCTAGTGTAGTTGATCAATTTAATACTAAAGGAGTAACCAATGCAAAATCAAAATCATAAAAAGATTTTTCAGCAAAACACAAGTAAATATAAAAATTTTACAAGAGTAGCCCGTAATGATGACGAGGATGAAGAGGGTGAAGTAAATATCAGAAGTAACCCGCAGTATTTACCTTATTTTGAAAGCACTAAGACTAATCGCTGCATCAAGATTCCTTTGGATGAAAATATCAGAGAAGCTAAATATTATCGCACAGTCCTACAAGGTATTGAATCTTTAGGTGAAGGTGATGTTGTGCTTATGAAGATTAATAGCTACGGTGGTCAACTTGATGGTGCAATTGCAATTATTAACGCTATTGATAATACAGATGCTGACGTACATGCTGAGATTGACGGTGTAGCTGCATCAGCGGCTTCGCTTATTGCACTAGCATCTCCAAGTATTAGTGTATCGCCTTACGCTACAATGATGGTTCACTCTGCTACGTTTGGAGCTTTCGGTAAGCAGTCGGATGTTATCTCTCATGCTTCATTCGTAGATAAGCAAGTTAGAGTATTGATGCATAGTGTCTATCGTGACTTTCTAACCGATAAAGAACTTGAAGAAGTCATTATGGGTAAAGAGATGTGGTTTGACGCTGAAGAGATTGTTCGCAGATTAGAGATCAGAAGTCAAATGCAAGAGAAAAGAGCTAAAGCTGAAGCTAAAAGTCTAAAGCAACTGCTCAAAGAAGATAATTCTAAATAAATAAAAATTAAAATTTACAACCCCTTGGTTTAACAGCCTTGGGGTTTTTCTTTGGGTAAATATCAAAGCAAGTGTCGAGCACGTACAAGGGTTTAAACGCTCTAGAAGGCACTATAAGGTTTAACTGCATAGATGCTATGTAGAGTGTAATTTAAGGCTGTCTACAGCGGTTTTAATCAGCTTGTTGAGGGTGTAAATACGCTGATAACAGCTTTGGAAGCAATTGTTAGGTGATTGTTTAGGGTAAAACCTACGGGATAGATATACGGATTATTATTTGCTGTAAGTCTTGGGTGCTTGATGGGACAACGTTCCTTACGGTGTGATAATACTAGGATTTTAAAATATCTGATAATCTTTTGTTTATACTATGCGAAGCATTATATGATTGTATTTCGGTTTCATTGTATTATGTATTTATGGTATTAAATGATGTTTAAATAACTGATAATATAATATTGGGCAGGGACGAAAATTTTTTCTGTAGTATTACTGTAGATTCATACAGTAGTTACATTGTCGCTTTTTATGCGTTATAACGACAATCTCCTTTTGTTGCATACCGTCAGCGGCTATCGGTTTAAACCTTTGGCATAACCTTTGGCATAACTTTAGGATACAATTCATTAAATAAACCTATAATCATTTAAACGCGCTACAACGTAAAAAAAACCGGATTACACCCTAAGATATAACCCGGCGATTCTATGCGCTTAAACCCCTGTTTAAACCCCTGCAAAACTCTTTAGCTTATGCTTAATTACTGCACAAATTAAGATTGAACCGATAATGCACCAGATGACAATATAAGATAGTCCGATGAGATAAAAGAACGTTTTAATCATTATATTATCCTTTATCAGTTATGCACAACAAAGCCAGTATTATCTTTCTTCGCTTTACCCTTAGCATATAGGGCGACAATAACCCCATGATTATCTAAGTGCCTGATATCCGAATTATCGCCATTTACTACAGATAAACCCAGAAATTCATTAGGTAGATTATGCTTGTCTTTAAATACAACGGCGATTCTCATATTCTTATTAATCGCTTGATTAACATATTTAATAAACTCCGGTTTACCGGAATATGAAAATGTTAAATCATAATTATGCGGGATATTATCTCGATTTACTATTTTAGTATAATCATAAAATTGAATATCGGGGAATAATTCCATGATATTATTATAATGTTTATCTTGATACTCAAACCCAATATTCTCCCATTTAATATCTGAAGTACCATTAAGTCGAATCAATGGGATTAACTGTAATTTATTAGCCTTATAAATAAGGGAGTTAATGTTTTTGATTAACTGCAAAATAAACCCTTGTTTATCCTGATAAAACCAGTTTGTTTTGTTAATACGGGCATTTTGAACACTAGAATAAGCCCCACGCCCTGCACTATATAAGCAAGCTTCAGCACAACCCGCTTTTTCAGCCATTGAACAGGTGTTATATATTGATATTGTTTTATAAGGGGTCAGATATAGAATGCCAGTGAGAAACCCTAGTTTTTCCCCTTTTGATGTTTTTGCATCTGCTGAGATACTCAATAGATTATCTGATTTAAAACCCTGATATTCATTTGATTTTGTGCATGTCATAATATAAACTCATTTTGATTCGGATAATATTATCCCGATAATATACCGACAATTAAACCGATATATTATCAGAAAATACTATTTATGATTTTGCATAATCCCTTAATGTTTTAATGTATTGTTTTTTATCCTTTTGATTATTAATATTTCCCTGCCATGCTACAACGATAATACCGGATTTTTTAATCCCCTGATAAATTCCCTTATTATCTTTATCTCCAGCATAGATATATTGACCGGGTTGAATATACTTAATAAACTCATTAGGAATACTCCAGATATTAAACGCCTTAATATATTTCATTTTAAATACTCCACTTGTCGGAATTATATCTTGCATTATCAATTTCAATCATACAAAATGAAGAATATAAAAATGCACTCATAATCAGATAATCCAGATTATCACCTTTTTCACACGACTGATAATCCCAACATTGAATTAGTCTAATAATATCAGGGTTTGTATAATTAACATTATCACGGGTTAATTTACATTTTGTTTTTCTTGTCTTTTCATTATACCGATAATTAACCGAATCAATATTGATTGATTTTAGTTTGTCGGCTAATTCTTGCGCTTTAATATTAGGATTTAAACCCTCAACATAATAAGCGATAACAGAAAAATGCAAATCAGAAAGAATATAAGCGGACATAATATAAACTCCAGTTGATTAATTAATCGCACAATACTTTATTATTTGACATAAATTCAATCTCTTTATATGCGGTATTAATTGCATCCTCTTTATCATCAGTATAATACCAAGTATTATCTGACATAATCCGTTTATTTTCATCATAATACTTTACGACATATTCATTATAATCTGTATTATAATATACCTTAGCTTGAAACCCGATTGACTTATTAATGGTGGAAATTAATTTCATGATATTAACTTTCATTTTCGGACAATATTATCCGACATAATACCCTATATTATTAAGGTATTATATCTGACATTATCAGGATTTCACTTTAGCGAACTGTCTCAGATATTTATTAGATATGAATTGGTTTTTCCAATCTAGATTATGCTTTGCATTATCAATGCGAAAATTAATAATCGGTTTTTCATTATTGTCGAAACCCATAAATTGACCCCGATATAATACCGATTTGTTATCTAAGAATAACCCAGTAACCCATTGTCCGATTTTAAGGGCTTTAAATTGATTATATTGATTATCTGAGCGAATAAATACAGTCTTTGTATATTTCATTTGATTATCTCATTTTGAGAATCGGCCAATATTAGCCCGATAATATACTGTTTAAACCAATATATTATCAGATAACATTATTCACCGTTAAACATTAAAACAAATGCACATAATGAGCACAATATACTGAAAAAACATAATGGCCAGATATTAAAAATTAACGCTGAGAAAATACAAGATAATGATACAATAAATAAAAAGATAATCGTTAAAACATTTAAAAGATTTGATTTTGTCATAATATAAACTTCAGTTTAATAAATAATCCATTCGTTTCTAATGCGGCAAAATCGGGAAATCTTGCCATTATCTGAGAAACCCAAGCATGAAAATTCAAATCGTTTTTGAATAGCTTCAATAAGTGCGTTCTCTGATTGTAATTTGATATTCATTCAATACTTTCATTTGTGAGTTTTGGGGTTATTAGTACTTTTTATTTGCACTAATAATGGAAAACTCTCAATTGTTAAAGAACTGTAAACTTTTGTTTCTCGTTTACCGGGTTAGTACGATTACTGCCCCCTTGCTATCAATTATATAGATACTTCCGTTGTTTTTCTGCAACAATGCAACTATTTTTACAGGTGTTTACCCTATGTAAACTTTTGTTTCTCATTTGTACTCATTACATGTAACGCGCACGCACACACGCGAAGAGCAAAAAACGTGCCAATCAAGATGCATGCCAAGCATTTAAACGCGTTTTGAGGCGTTTTTCTTGTCGTTGGTACTATCCCCTGCAAAATAGTTATCCATACCAGTAGTGCCACTTATGCACAATTTTAGTCTTATATAAGACTGACAACCTGTGGATAACTCTGGCATAAAACTTGCTGACCTGTGGATAATGTATAACCTGTGAAAATCCTGTGGATAACTTATTTGCAACTATTGCGTTTAAATTGTGACTATGTAGTATATTTATGACCGTGAAGTTTATTTTGTGACTGTGCGGTATTTTTCTGACCATCTTGTCATAATTATACTAAACGGTCTAGTCTATGACTGTACTGTTCATTTTATTACTAAACGGTATATTTTGTGACTAAACAGTATGGTTTCTGACTGAACGGTCTGGTCGCTAACTGCTGAGTCGCACCTGATAAAGTTTAGGTTTTTATGCAACTAATACCCAAGGCGGGTTTTTAGAAAAATTTTAGGCAAGCGGCTTTTTCCCTTAAAATACCCACCACGGATTTTTCCAAAAGAAAAACCCCTAACGGATTTTTAGTTCCGAAAGGGGTGCGAGGATTTTTATTTAATTTTCAAATCTGTTTGATTTACTTAGATTTTCTTCTGCAGTAATTATCTGAAGATTCCAAGGTAAATGTAAACCGCATACAGTCAGTTTACTTTACGAACTTATACGGTTTATTCCAACGTCCAACACTAATATTTACATAATACGCACAATTGAAATAGTCAGATTGAATATCACTGTGATCATAATGATCAACGTGCATAATAGCTTTAGCTTTCTCCAAATACTCCAATGCAATACCTGAGAATGAACTATCAAGATAATACTGATTTACACTGATGTTTTGCTCTTTTGTAACCCAAGCAATAACTTGTGCAGTATCATGCTGTCTGCGTTTAGCAGTTACATTCTCGCAGTAGTTATTCACAAAATCAATCTTACCTTCTGCAATAGTCAAATACAATGTACTATCACCTTTACCACTGAACGTAGCTTTTACACCATATTCTTTATTGAGTGCTTTCAGTGCAGCACGAGCCTTGGTAATAACTTCTTGAGATACATATGCCATTTAGAACTCCAGTTTGTTTACAATGATTGAATTATAGCACAGAATCAAGCTTGTGAACGCTCTTTGATAAATTCTCTTGCAGCTTCCCATGTAGTAAACACAAGGATTACTTCTTCATCCATTACATGCACAGACATACTCATGTTGTGTACTATAGCCTTATAACCAAAGCTTTTAAAGTACGTACAAATAGCTTCAAGCTTCACATAATCGTTAAAGTTGTCCATCATAATATTTCTCCGTATATGTCATAGTCTTTCCAGTACTTCTTTAGTATACCATCATAGTTATTTTCTGCAGCTTCATGCTTATAAAGATGCTTTAAAGAAAAGAATCTGCCATAACCAAAGTAGCAAGATTTACAACAGTGTCCAGCATACAAACCCTCACCACCTTGATTATATCTAGGTACATGCTTTAGCTTTAACTTTCGTTGCTTTCTGATGTTCATAGTTCACCTCCTTGCATGTATGCCATTGTAAAATCTTCAATTTCAGCTTCTGTTGCCCACTTACCAGATAGAATGTGTTGTTCAGATAGTACCATAAGAAAATGCTCCATTCTATGTCCAGCACAATTAAGAAAGAACTCTTTGTGCATTTTACGGTATAAATTCACAATACAATCTCCATTTGTTGAGCTTCAGATACATCACCTTCTTCAACCAAGAAAGTACTACCGACTTCTCGCAGTTCTTCACCGATATACGTAGGTGAATCACTTACGATACTATGCTGCACTTTACCACCGTATTTTACACGAGTTTCCATTACAGTGCCAGTAACCCAAGCTTGATCAAGGTATTTTGCGATTACCCACTGACCTTGACGATCAAAGTTAGAACCTTCGTTAAATTTGCATTTCATGCTATTCTTTCAGTTGTTGAAGATTGGATTGTAACATACTTTTCATATGAATTCTCCCACTCTTGCATGAATTTATTATCGTGGCAATCCACTACGGTTTCATCATCTGCAAGACCGAACGCTGAAACTCTAACCCAAGTGACAGCATCATCTAGACTGCGAATGTTAAGTTCAGCTTCTTCTACTGATTCAATAGCATCTACAATTGCATCAAAGTTAGCACTACGTTTGATTTGCCATTCTTCACCATCCCAAACACTAACTGTACAGTCTTTAGCAAGTGCATAAATAACCAAGTGACGATAAGCTTTCATGATTTACTCCTTGTTGCAATGACTCTATTATAGCACAGTTTTTACTTCAAAACATATCTGAGTAAAATCAAAGGTTATTTGCATCTTCCACATCAATAAGATCACTTTCACCGTCCCAATCCTTTGCACTCTCAATACCTGCTAGAATCGCTGTTTTGATGCCTAGTAATACAAATGCACGATTCTCTTCTGCTGTCATTTCAACAGTAAATACTGCACTACCATCTGCATTTTCTTTAGCTAAAATTAGTTGCATGATTTATCCTTAAAGTAATTTATTTAAATTAAAGTTTGCATTTTGCCAAGCATTCCAACGATACTGCTGATCTTCTTGATCTGAAATACAAATACCCGAGATACTTGGAGAATACGCATCAATTTGATCTTTGATAACCTTCATGCAATATTCTAACTCAGATTTTGTCATTTCATAGAAGAGCTTACCATTGAAACTGTTGTATGTAATTCTGTTCATAGTTGAATCGCAATATTATACCAGTAATCATGACCTTGTGCAGTATCTTCCCAAACAACTACATCCCAAAGATCATCTGATGCAGCAAAACCAGTAATTTTACGCATTGGACCTTGCATGTAGTCTGCTGCAGCTTTGTCGATTAATGCAACTTCTTCAATCAATTGCAGATAGTCTAGTTCGTCTTTTGCTTCATATTTTTTCATATTATTCACTCTAAATTGCAAAGTTGAATCTGTGCAATCAATGCAGCAGTCCACCCACAGATAGCTGCAAGATTACCCGACATAATACCAATACCAATATTGATACCAAACAATACCATCAAAAATAGATTAACTTTTTTCATCATCATATCCTTTGTTTTTAGCTTCACGTTTACGATCTTTGTGCTTTTGTACAGACTTACGCATCACAATAGCCACGAGATAGTTCCTTTGTTTGAGCTTAAGCTTTTTATTCTTCTTGCTCATACACCTTGCTCTTCTGCCATTGTAGCAGCAAATTTCAACCATGCATATCGTGCTTGTTGATTTTCTGCATTAAACTTACCACAATCATCAAAAGCATCTATTGAATCAACAGGGCAACCCATCTCTTTTAGACCATACCTGATACGACTAATCATTTCGTCTATTTCATCAGCACTGAAAGTTCTATGCAAATCATATACAGCTTCTTCCATAGCACAGCATGAGAATTTTTCTTTGTTTCCACCACGGGCCCAATACTTAGTTTCTTTATTTGCAAGTTTGTTATCTGCAGCGTAGTGCAAGATTTCAGCGATTGTATATTTCATTGTGTTACTCCAATCAAACAGCTACAGCTTCAATACCTTGCATACGCAAAGCAACAATTGTATTGCGGTTCACACTGCGATAACCTTTGTTTTGCACATCATAAATACTGATGTATTCATTGGTATCTACATTGAGTTTACCACCTTTGAGATGCTTCTTTACACCAAGGCGACCATTGATAATTCGTGTGCTGCCATCTTGTTTGATGAAAGTAACAGTAACCATCTTACCGTTGGATTGGTCGATCATGTTGGCGAAAACTTTAGAGCTTGACATTATGATTTCCTTTACGTTTGTTGAAGATTAAATTATAGCAGAGATTTTTGATTATTCACCGAACTTTTCAACTTTTTTGAATGCCAGCACTATGCGTTTATTTGCAGGATTCAAACCGTTGTCAATCACTTCACCATTGACTACAGCAAGTGCATGACCTGCATATACTACAATGTAACGACCCTTGTTATACTTCTTACAGAAATTCTTCAGCGTGATACCTTTATTGATATTTTGTACAATATTTCCGTACTTACGAGCATAGAAACATGCTGCTTTAGTTGTACCGAAGACTTCAATGTTGCGAAAACCTGCAGCTTGATATGATGTAAACAGCACATCATCCCTTGTACCTTTGCCATCAGTGCGACCATAGTATGCAAGCATTTCATGAGCATCATCATAGTCCATTACAGCAGCTACAGCAAGTGCTCTTACTGCACAATCCTTGGATTCACCAGTGCGAGTAGGTGTAGGCAATGCAGGTTGAATATAGCGAGAAGTCAGCATATAAAACTCCAGTAGTTGTGTTGATGTATGAATTGTATCACGGATTTTTAAGCTTTCAGAATAACCCTACAATTTGCTCAGGTTTATCAGTCACAGCATACACAAAGAAATCCAATCAGAAATACCCACCAAGGTGCATCATATGCTGCACAAACAAACAATCCAAATATTGCAGTAAGCATGATTAATCCTTATTGTACAAGTTGTGTTTCTTAATCTTCCAAATTTCATACACAGGTTTGCAATTTGCATCTTCATCTGTACAGATATAAGCTACAGTTTTTAGCACTCGTGCAAAGCGCACCTGACAATCTCCTACATCAACTTCATGCATGAAACCATGTTCAATAGCCCATACATTAGTAGTCTTACGGTAAGTAAAATAGTTACCGTAGGATTCCTCTTGGAACTCACCCAAGTTAAACTCTTTCATTGTCATCATAGAATACTCCTGTTATTGAAGCTTAGATTATATCAGAATTTAACCAATCCATACAACGTTCGAAAAGACTTTTTGGATTATCTCGCTCTTCATTTGTTGTATAAAATTTGAATTCACCACTGTAGGTACGGAAAGTAATAGCAAAGCATACACCAGTACGCATGTCAACATGTGGGTCTACGTACTTTACAATCCTGCGACTAGAACGAGTGGCTTCACCAAATGGAGAATTGTACATGAAAATGTAGTTTAACAAATTTGAAAGATCAACTAAACTCATATCTTTTTGCATTTCTTTTCTCCAAGTTTGACCAAAGCGTAATCTACAGCTTTATTGCGGTTGTAACCATCATAATTACGAATAGGACTACGATTATTTGTATGCTTGTAGGTGTGTTCAGGATAACAACCAGTCTTATCTTTGTAAGCTTCAAAGAACAAAGAAGCATCCATATCTTCCTCAATATAGGCAGTGCCACCTCGCATATAACTATAGTTACTAATTTGGGTAATAATACCAAGTTCCATCAACTCGGTAATTTTAACCGCAAGCCAACCGTGTCCGGGGTCTGCGTAGAATTTGTATGTCTTCATGTTTGAAATCCTTTGAGTAGTTAACGTCTGGAGTGAATTATACAACAAAAAAAAATCCCTGCAGGTGTAAACCCACAGGGAAATAAAGGTTATTTCTTTTCTTTATCTTTATAGAACACATGATCACCGATTCTAGCAGCTACTTCCTTAGTCTTGGTCCAATAGTTCTTAATAGCCTTAGTTGCATAGAAACGCACTGAAGATTCTAACACAGGTTTGAATTCTTCCGACATGACTTTTTCAGCTACTTCTTCAACTTTAGCATAAGCTTTTACTTCCATTGGTCTAAAGTTAGCCTTGATGATTTCAACATCAGGTTTTCCTAGCAATGTATAGCTAAATTGACTGCGTTGATTGATCACACCACAGTATGTGCTAGGATAATCAGGGTGCATCTTACGGTTGTGAATCACTGCAGCTACAGCTTCAATACCGTATAGCGATTGATTACCTGCTTCATACCACAAAGCGTTCTTAAGGCAGTTCTTTTCGGCTTCCTTCTCTTGCCTAATCAAATCTTGACGTACAGCTTCAAGCTCCTGTAGCTGACGATACTCTCGATATTGATCTGTAAGAAACATAGCAACAATAAAGATTGCGATGTACATTGACCAGCGTTTAACAAGTTGCATCATTTTCTTTCTTAACTTTATACCAATATTCATATGAATCGTTGATGTCAAATCCTCTCTCTTGTCTTGCGTGTTCTTCACAAAACGGATGATCACCTGCAAACTGAGTACCACGAATCCAATCCGCAGGTTTATCGCACATTAGGCATATTTCTTGTTTCATACAAACTCTCCACGCTTTTGCTCACGTTGTTTACTAAAGTCCTTCTTAGGTTTTTTGGTAGGTTTGACATTCTCTTCATAACCACCATCATCAAAACGTTTTTTGTTACGCTTGTTGTTCTGCAAAAATGAACCTTGTGACATGATCTTTCCTTGTGTAAGTTTAGTTGCTTTCCAGCTCTAGCATCATCGCTACAGCATCTTCGAATTGTACACCTTTTACGATGAATTCTACATCTTCCGAAAAATAATTTACAAGCACTACATCATACAAACGTTGTACTGTAGTATTACGAACAATTAGAACTTCTTTATCACTATGCATATTAATTCTCCTAGATATAACGAAAGAAAAACCCTAGCGGTAACTAGGGTATTAAAGCTTAACTCTGTGCGTTCATCCTTGCACAAGCTTTATCTGCATCAGTCTTTAAACCATGCATTGATACATCACGGTATTCGTGCATATCAAATAGTTTCCAATAACCGTTATTCCATTTTACTACGTATTTCATTCTTCATTCCTTTCATGTTTGTATTCGTGCCAGCTATCAAATGATTGCAAAACCTGATAACTGTCTTCTTCGCTCACATACTCTAGATCACCCTCAGAGAACCTTGATTGTACATCAATTTTTTCACTCATTGATGAGATCTTCGATTTTATTAAGTTTATCTTCAAGTGACTCGATTTTATCTTCTAAGTGATATACTTTCCGTTGAGAATATTCATAGTCAAATTCTAAATCAATAATTTTAGCATTTAGTATTTCGATTTCATATTCATCTTGTTCGTTGTCATCTAGCTGTGCATAAAGAACAGCAATCTTAGGTAGATTACTCATGTATGCCAACTGTTCTAATTCTTTAAATGTTCTGTTCATCCTTAACTCCACAATGCTTGAAAATATTTACCAAATAGTTCACAACCTTTTTGTACGCGAGCTTGATGTTCTCGTAAACCTTCCCAATCGACTTTGATAGCATTGATTTGATCGTTTATTTCTGCACCTTCATCAACTTGCGAATGATCATAAAAAGCATTTTCACCTTCTTTACATGAAGCAATTTCTTGCATTGCAAAAATCATTTCATCTAGCACATAATCCCAACGTAAGTGCCAGTTATCATCTGTGTCCCAATCCCACTCTTTAGGTGCTACAGCAGTGCTACGTAAATGCTCAGGTACATCAGCATCATCTATATTTGGCGCACCTTGCTTTTGTTCTTTCATTTGATGCAACAAAGGTGCAATAATCAGCGCCAGCGTATGATCTGCACTCCATGTATCCCATTTGTCAATCTTAACGCTAATTTTACGTTCAGTTTCACCTTTTGGATATCGACCAATGTTTACTTTCATGATTACTCCTTTGCTTTAACTACAGGTTTATCACCACCGAATAACGAATAATGCTCACGAATAACTTCTACTTTACCTTCTCTGTGCATACTTTCAATATTCACAAGTAGGAATAGATATTGTAGCATAGAAGATAGACTATCAGGATTAACTTCTATTTCACCTTCACCTAATGCCAAGATAAAGCAAAGTAAGCTTAGACTACTTAAGTCTTTCTCTGCTTGTTCAGAAAGTACATTGAACTGCTGAAAGTTAGCAGTGTGAATATATTCCAATGCACTTGCCATTTCATAGATTTCAACATCGTCTAGTTTTTCAAAGTACTCACCTGCTGGTAGAAAACCAGAATGCTTAACTTCAAAAGCAGCCTTGAGTGCCCAATTAGGTAACTTCTTATCATTTAAGATTTTCTCAATACTGATCAATCTAAAGTTTTTAACTGCTTCGTTCAAAATAGAGCCTCTTCATAATCATTGGTATCAAGTACTTCTTTGGTTTTATAATGCTTGGAATCTAGCAACTGCTGTGATTCCTTAGTACGCTTACCATTGATAAACGCAAAAGGCCAATTAGTAGTTGAAGGGGTCTGTTGATTCGACATGATGCTCCTTTAAGTGATTTTGCAATCCTGTGTCAGAAGTGACTGACAACCTGAACGCAGTATAGCATGTATTCTCTGCATGTTTACCGGGAATACCTTTAATTTTCATCTTTTTTACACGCATTGTACCAAGACCACTAATTTTTACAGGCATATCAGCAGCAAGTACTACTTGAATATTACCCACCAAGTGCTGAAGTACATCTTCTACTTCATACACATGATAACCTGAAGACTTAGCTACCATCTGAATCAGTTGTCTGTAGCTTTTTGATTTACGTTTTTGTTTATCACCCATAAATTCCTTTCTGTTTAAGTTAAGTTTATAATTATACCACAAACATTCTTATTGCAATACAAGTTAGCAAAAAAAAAAAAAATACCCTAAGATTAACTTAGGGTTTGTGCTTATTGTTCTAAAAGTTTGTTAGATTTACTCAAGTTTTCCGAAGCTTCAAGAACTTGTAGATTCCACGGGACATGTAAACCACACACATTTTCACCTTGCAACGGTATAATGTGATCTACATGGTAATCTTGACCAGTGTAAAGTTTGAAAGCTTGTGATATTTCATAGAGTTCTTCAATTTGTCGCAACTCTTCAATTGTTAACCATTTTGGTGTTGCCTTCAGTTTAGAAGCTCTTCTCTTGGCATTCAAGGCATAAAGTTTACTTCTGTTAGTTATGGTATATTCTCTGCGTAGAAGATTTAACTTATTTTTGTTATTTTCTCTATACTTTTTAGTTCTTTTGACGGTATTTACTTTATTAAGTTTATTATAACTATTAGATTTATTTAAACATTTTTCCCTATTAAGATGATAGTATTCTTTACTTTTCTTTAATATATTCTCTATGTTTTTAGAAGTGTAATCTTTTCTACACATCTTACATTGATTATGATAACCATCCTTGGTTGATTTATTCTTACCAAACTCACATATTAGTTTTTCATCTTTACATGTACTGCATTTTTTATACATAAATAATTTCCCGTCAAACACCCGTAAAATATAAAGCAAAAAGCAGCCACGGGAAGCTGCTCTTATCGTTGAAAGTAATTAATTTTCAACTATTGCTTTATAATTATAGCAGATATTTAGAATAAATCAAGCATTATTTTTAACCCATTTAAATACATTCATAGTTCTAGGAAACACCAAACTATCCCAAATTTCTTCTGTTCCGGCGAGTGCAATATCAGTAAGGACGCAATAAAGTTTGTACATCTTATTATCACCTAAGACACTAAACACATCACCTTCTTTTAGTTGTTCTAATTTCAAAGGTGTAGTGATCATTTCCCAATCGTTTATGTCGTGTTCATTCAACATTGAAAACCTTTGAGATAGCTTCTGCAGCTTTTTGTGCCAATACAACGTGTTCTAGTTGTGTACCATTAGTCTTACGCACTTCAATATAATGAATAAAACTACGGATAGTTCCTTGAACATACAAACGAGACATTGTATTACCCTCTGGTAGCACAGCACGAGCTTGCTCTTTAGCGATACCATTAGCAATAGCGAACGCATATGCATTCTTTGCAGTTTCAATAACTTTATTCTGGTAGTTCTCCCATAGCGATTGCAATGCAAGATTCTCAGTTACTACAGAGTTCTGACGATTCTTAGGGTCTTGTAGTCGTGCTTCACGAGTTACAAATGTCAAATCTTTTGTGGGGTCTGCATAACGCTGGCTAAACTCCTGAAATGTAAAACTACGGTGACGTAATAGCTGTCGAGCAATGTCACGAGTTGTTTCAACTTCAATTGTAGCACTAGCCATTTCAAAGGGACTAAAATGCTTGTGCTTCAGTAGATAACTAATGAGCTTATCAGAGGTTTCCATGTTGAGTTGGTTGCTCGGGTTACTTACCCTAGCGCAGTATGCTACAAGGTCTTTAATGGTCTTAAACTGCCCTTTAAACTCTTCGGTAGCCTGTGAGTAAGCAATCAGCTTTGCAGTGGTGTAATCTTCAATCTTTTGCATTTATAACCTTTCTTTGTGGTGATCTGAAATATAAGTTTCCTTGTCTTTTAGTAGCTGCACAATATCATCTTCTGTAAAGAATCTGTGCTCTCCAAATACATTGTATGCGGAATCTAAGCCAATGTCAAGCATTTTACCTTTATTATCTTTGTGATTTCCATGACAATGACCATGTAGATGAAATGCACCATGACCTTGACGATGCCAACTTGAGATAGGAAAGTGAAATAGCACAGTAGGAATCTCTTGTAGTTTGATTTCCTTGTAGTCATACCATGCTTGAATTAGATTGTCTTTCACGAGTTGATCTAAGTTTTCACGCTTATCATGATTACCTTTGATGAAAATCTTTTGACCGTTCAAGTGAAAGGTAAACTTTGCAATATCATCGTACTTTTTAGCAAAAGAGAAATCTCCTAGATGATATACAAGATCACCAGAAGTTACATTGTTGTTCCATACTTCAGTTAACCAATCGGTGTGATTTTCTTGAGTTATATCAGCACCTCTATTTGTAAATTCAACAATGCGATTGTGCATATGGTGCAGATCACTTGTAAATATTTTCATTTTCTACCTTTCATTTGTCCTTTGAGTTTCAAATACTCTTCGTCTTCTAGCTCTCGTAATCCAACGCAAGGCTTATTAACCTGCTTTTCAGTAGCACGATTATTCAAACGAATAAGGCCACAGTTGTTGCAATACACAAACATACCTTTGGCATGTAATGTACGGTTAAAATTGTGACCTTTCATAATTAAACTCCTTCGAATTTCTTCTTTAGACGTTCATACTCTTGACGATCTTTTTCTTCGGTTTTAGCCTTAGCCTTAGCTTTAGATTGTTTTTCTTTTTCTTCAAAGGCTAGACGTTCTTTGTATTCTTTATCAGTCTCTAGACGTTCTTCAAGTAAATTAATTGAATATCCATCATCATATCCACCATAGGATACATCTAAAATAAGTTTAGATTCTGGATAATTTTGTTTTATTGCACTTAAGTTGGTAACTACTTGATCAATGGTTTGACCATCAAACGTATCATACACATTTAGTTCATAAAGATGATTTTTTACAAGTTTCTTAGTCATAATTAAACTCCATTTAAATATTCAAGAATTATCCTACGTTGTTGATCAGTAGCTTCTAACCAAGCTTCTTTGGTGATCTTACGTGCAATATACTCAGGTGCATCATACCACATTTCCGGTAGACTTACAGCAATTGCTGTTGGATTATTATACATCAACTCAACATTCTTTGCTGTCATACGCATCAATTTCTTTTTACCAACGTAGTATGGAGTCTTTAGTTTACAGCAGTTGTTGTAATCATACAAACCATTTGGTAACATAGGATACATCATAAAACCTTCACCACGATCATATTTTGCAATTTCCAATGCTTGTTCTAGTGTACAACGAATATTAACACCCATAGGATGAAAATCTCCTGTATCTTTCTCACGTACACCAAGCAGATGCAAACCTTTACGCTCTTGCACAATGTGTGGGTCTTGAGTTACTACAACTTCAAATAACGTAGTAACCTCTGATTCAATCACCAAGTCATATAGATTGTAATCACGAACAATTAATTCTTTGGCCCACTGGGCATATTCACTTGTAGTTGTACCTGTAGTACTAACCAGAAGTTCGTCATTGTGTAGTGTAGCACAAGCCATAAACCCATTGACCTTCTTGTGCATTTCAACTGGAGTATCCAATGGCACATCACTCCAGTAATTGCGCTCAAGATAATTAAAGCTTTTACGTGGTGCAGCTTGCACTAGTTCTTTTGTGCTATTACAGTATACGTGACCACGAGATTCACACAACGCAGGTACTTTATTCCAAAGATACTCATACATTGCCTTACGAGCGTATTTAAACGTAGTGTATTTACCATCGTTTCTAAATGTAGCTAATCCACGATTAACTAAATTCATCTGTTCATCATATGTTAATAGCATCTTTAATTCCTTTATAATTTTACACTAAACTTTCGTTTCATTTGTTCGACTTTAGCATCAGGGCAACCGTGAATATTTTTACCTTCGTGCCTGTTCTCAACAATGATACTCACAAAGTTAGCTTCAGTCTCTCGTGCAATTATAGCATAAGTTTCGACTTCCCACTCAGTGCAAGATGTATTTGATACTGCAACTGACATACCTTCATACAGTGCCAGCCAAGTTTTACGCTTGCAATCATTATGCGCTTGTTCAAGGTGCGTAGGATCAAATTGGTATTCACCGTTTTGTACAAAGTATTGATCAGCTTCATAAATACGTTGTACTACAAATTCATCAAGAAGTACTTGTGCAAAAGTTGATTTTCCACTTCCGGGAACTCCACGGATTAAATATAAAGTAGGTTTACCTCTGGATTTGTTTCGAGCTTTAGAAAATTGTTCATAACCTTCTAATGTACCTTCGCTGTAACCACCGTCACCAGCATTGATATCAGCGCCAGCTTTAATGTTGTTCATTTTAAACTCCAATTAATTAAACCGAATAGGTAAATAGCTGCAGAAGCTGCCTCTACAATTACAAGTGCTTTATCTTTATAGCTAAACCAACCAGCTAAACACCATAGAAATCCACCAATGAAACCAAACAAAAGATTCAGAGGGAAAATGTTTAATGTTGTTAAGATCATGCTGATCATATAAAATGCAGTACCAGACCATCTAAGCATAGCATTCTACCATTACATTTGATTCCTGCAGCAGTTTAACACCAGAATCATCTCTGTACTGTTGCAAATACACCACTCGCTTAACTCCAGCTTGCAGCATCATAGCAGCGCACTGTACACAAGGTGCTAGTGTAACATAAACTGTAGCGTCTACGCAACTTACACCTTCACGAGCAGCTTTCATAATGCAGTTAAGTTCTGCATGGATTACTTCTGGTTTTGTAACTAACTTACAGCGATAACCACGAGAATCCACAAATGGAAATACAGCATCAAATTCATCATAGTGCTGTTGAAAATCACCAGCGTACTCGTTTGGATAAATACGATCCTCGCATTCATTAGGACGATCTACAGCAGTCCCATTATAGCCAGTAAGGGTAACACCTTGCCTAGTCACTAGAATGGCTCCTACCTGCGCTCTACGTGCCTTAGATAACTTGCTGTGCAATATGGCAGTACCCATGTATGTTGCATCAAGGTCTTTTTGATTAGCCATTTATCTCATACTCCTTTACACCATCTTCAGATGTATAACGAACAAGTTTAACACCAAAGCCTTTGAGCATAGCTTGGCAAGTCATGCATGGTTTAGCAGTAGCCATTGAACCATCGTTGTGAAACCGCTGAACGAAAACGCTATGAATATTTTTACGACCAGATGCCAGTACAGCAGATAGTTCAGCGTGGACCTTATCCTTTTGTTCAGACTCTCCGGCTTGTACACTAAAGAATTTTGCAAGTGGATGACTGCGGTTGTAATCATTAACTCCTGTACCTAGCACCTTGCCTTTCTTATCGAAGGCTGTAGCGATGATTTCATAGCGCTTTCGTGTCATTATTTACCTTGTTGGCGTTTGAGTTTATATTGGATGACTGAAAGCTTTGCATGATCTTTCTTGATCTTACGCTGATGATTCCGCAGTTCATTCATTCGTGTGAAATGCACTTCTGTATCTGCATTGTCAGGTTCACTTTTGCGCCAGCAGTTATCAATTCGATGCTTCAAGTTCTGCAATACTTCTTGCTCGTGTGTAAGCACAGATGCTAGACCTACGGTAAGAGACTGCAGTTCAGCTTGAGTCAATGCATACTTATCAGTGCTACGAGTAAAAGCATCGCTCTTTAGCAACTTAGCTTCTTGCACAGGTTTACCTTGCATTGCTCGCTCCGCTTTCTCCCACACGATTTCAGCTAGTGCCAGTTCACCGTCTTCTAGACCTAGATGGTTGACCATGTGATGAAATTCAGTTTTGAGTAGCATGTTGTTTCCTTTCGGTTGTTGAGTGAAGGTTTGACTTTAGCACAACTTTTTGCACAATGCAACAAATATTTTAAAATTATTTTGCATCTAGGGTATTGACAAGAGTTGCAGATGTTGGTACAATTCAGGTCACAAAGGGGTTACGGGGTTAGCGAAGGGTATAGTCGAAGGGTTCGTCTCAAGGTTGAACTCAGGTTGATCTTAGGTTAACATTAGGTAAATCTGCTATACAATGCAGATATGAGTGACAGGTATATAACAAGGTAAAGGAGTAATCAAATGAATGAAATGAATACAACAATCAATGATAAAGCTACAGTATACTATATCGGTGTACCGCAGTTCTATAACTGGAATGATGATGTGCGTTATCCTGTAGCTGGTTTGCAATACATCATGGGTCATCCAAGATTAGGTAACTGCTATGATGTGCAAACATCTGTTGTTCAAAAGGTGCTAGATGATGGTACAATCATTACTCGCAACACAATCTATAAACCGATATCAGTAGAGGAAATGGGATCATGAAGCTAAAAGTAAAAGACATTAAAAATATTCGTCTAACATGGCAAGAAGTTAAAAACGATGGTACAATTTCAAATCGTTCTTACGCTTGTGATGATAAAAGTGCAAACTGGCATCTGATGCAAATGCGTAAGAGTCCTTCACTTCGTAACATTAAAATGGAGAAGCTATGAGTGCAGCAGAAGAACGTATGCAAAATGAAATTGATGAACTAGAGCAAGAGAATCGTTTGTTACGTGCGCGTAATGATCGGTTGGAAGCTGAGTTAAAAGCAGTACCAGTTCTCAGTGCAGGACCAATTACATCGGAAATGGCAAATTGGAGTGCAGAAGATAAAGCTGAACTTGTTGCAGCGATTGCAAAACATACAGTACCTGTGCAGGAGCGTAAGCCTGTTTGCTGGGACGGCGAAGAAAAATGCCCAAACAGACAAGCGTGCTGTGACGCGCAACACTGCCTCTACACCGCCCCACCCGCAGCACAGCCAGCACCTGTGCAGTCTTGCTATTGCCAGAACTGCGAAGCGATGGGCAAAGAACTGGCTGCGCTTAAAGACCAGTCAGCACGACCGCAGGAGCCGACCATTGAAGACAACAGCCAAGATTGGGCTGGTATGGACGGCGCTACGGCTTGGCATTTGATTGATCGCCATGCCGATGGCTGGTCAGATGTTGCAAAAATGATGGCTGAGTGGCTGGCGGCAAACACTCCTACCGCAGTACGACCAGCACCTGTGCAGGAGCCTGTGGCGTGGGCCAATCCAAACGACCTAAAGAACTTTGATATGAAGGTGAGGACAAACGGCGGCCCGTTACACACATTGCCTCTTTGCCTTTGTACCCCACCCGCAGCACAGCGGCAATGGGTTGGTTTAACAGATGAACAAAAACTATCACTTGAAATTCAAGGTGGAAAATCCGATGTTATGTTGGCAGAACTTATTGAAAGTTGGTTAAAGGAGAAGAACACATGATCAAACTAATTTTTGTGCTATCATTAGTAACACTGATTGTAGCAGGAGTATTTTTCTTTTTTAAAGAGTCAGATGCATCTGCAAAGTGGAAAGCGATAAAAACTGTGCTATACTTGCTGTTCTTCGGGTTCATTGCATTGTCAATTCTGACTGCAATTGTTATTTTGTTTTAATCAAAGGAGTATTTATGAAATTTATTAAAAGTGTTGTTCTTGCTGTTGCAGTTGCTTTGGCTTCTGTAGGTTGTACTCGTATTGAGACTGGTGAAGTTGGTGTACGTGTTAACGCATCAAAGCAAATCGAAGGTTCTGAGCTACCTCCCGGTTCATGGAATCAGACAATGATTGGTTCTGTACTTACATTTCCTACAAAAGATATCTCTGTTACTCTTGACAATAAAACACCAATGACTGCAGACAATAGTGCTCTTGCAGACTTCGATATTACAGTTGTCTACGGTTTGAATCCTACTTCAGTTGCTGAACTGTACTCAACTAAGAGTCGTAGCTTTCACGCTGAAGAAAAAGGTGATATCTTCTTAATGTATTCGTACATGTCAACATTGGTTAATAATGCAAGTTACAAAGTTATTCGTCAGTACAAATCACTTGAAATTGCAGACAATCGTGCTAAGATTGAAGAGCAAATTCGTGATACAGTACACGAACAACTCAAAGCTGAAAAGCTGGACAATTCTGTATCATTGACGGTAGTGCAAGTGCGTAACATTCTACCTAACGCTGAAATTTTGCAGTCTGCTACAAACTATGTTCGTGCTCAAAATGAACTAAAGATTAAGCAAACTGAAGTTGATATCGCTAAGAAAGAATCTGAGCGCATGGCTGCACTAAGTTCTAACTCTGGTCAGTCAATTGCTTATATGCAAGCACAAGCACAAATGAAAATTGCAGAAGGTATTGCAGCAGGTCGTGTAAATACGATTGTTGTACCGATGGACTTCAAGGGAATGGTTAACGTTAAGTAACAAAGGGAGGGCTTCGGCTCTCCTTTTATTGCTATGAGATAATATGAAATATTTTGTAACTATTAAAGTTGAAGAAACACTGGTGATTGATGATGTGTGCAATGAAGCTGAAGCTATCAAATATGCATTACAATTCTTTGATCCAACAGCACATGACCCTGAAATTGTAGACACATGGAGTGACGAAGATGACTACTGAAACTATTATTTGTAACGCTATTATGACACCCGATGGTACTTACCTACGTAGTTACCACAGACACGACTACAAAGAACACCTAGATAAAGTATCTGGTGAAACCTACATTGTAGACGGTGGTAACGAATACTTGCGCCGTAGTATGAATACAACACCTGCTCAAGCTCTGGATGTATACCTGAGTGATCCTTTTGAAACTATCCGTAGGCACTTTGTTTGGAAATCCTATGGTAAGAATGGTGAGCATGTCCCATATGGTGTTTATATTTACTTGTGCAATATGTATACCGAACATATTTGTGCTATACTTGAGACTCAAACACAAATCAAGGGTACTTACGTAGAAGACTTGATGAAACAAGAGTTAGCTTATCGAAAGGAAGATTATGTCAGAAGTTGAACAGTTTTGGGCCAGAGTAGCTGAGAAGTTCGGTGACAAACGCACATGGCATCAGTTGAATCCAATAGAGCAACAGATGGTAATCCAAGGTATTAACATGATTTTACAGGTGGTGCAACGATGATTACTATCTCTGAAGAAGAGTACAATGAAATGCTTGATCGTATCATGTGGTTAGATGCACTGGAACGAGCTGGTGTAGATAATTGGGACGGTTGGGAAGAAGCACAAGAAATCTATCAAGAATGGAATCAAGAATGAAATTCCGTGTACTTGAAAAATCTATTTATAACAGTTGGTACGATATGTGGGAAACCAGATATTTTGTACAATCAAGAATTCCTTATGTTTTCTTTTGGGAAACACACGGAAGTTATGAGAGCAAGTATAATGCTGAGTGCGCCATGCTGCATCTATCACAAAAGTATCTTGCGAATAAAGGTTTTAAGAGATCACGTAAAGTAATCAAGGAGATCGAAGTATGAACTTTCCTAAAATTATTTGGCAATCGCCTAAATTTTTCTATCATGCTGGTGTATACTTGAAGATCGGCAACAAACGATATCGCATTTTTAAAGTAGGAGCACGATGATGACAATTCCAGAAGGCTTTAAGCCACAATTAGCTATTGAGCAAACCAAGGTTAAGACACAACCTGCAAATATGTATATGTCAGAGAAACTTGACGGTATTCGCTGCATTGTATTTGGTGGTGTAGCTTACTCACGTAGTCTTAAACCGATTCCAAATAAAAGCATTCAATCTTACGTTAACTATTGGGCACACATCTTAGAAGGTATGGATGGTGAATTGATTATTGGCGATAAGAATGCACCTGATGTGTTTAACCAAAGCACTTCTGGAGTAATGCGTATCGAAGGTGAACCTGACTTTACTTTCTGGGTATTTGACCGTTGGAGTCCAAAGGCTACATGGTTGGAGCGTTATGCTTTTCTTGTTAATAAAATGACGTTATTTCCTGATCGTGTAAAAATTTTGCAGCATTTTCCAGTGGAAGAAATGTTTAATATTGATGAGTTTGAACGTGACATGCTGGCGCAAGGTGCTGAAGGTATCATGCTGCGTGATGCTGACGCTAAATACAAATGCGGTCGATCTGGTACTAAAAATCCAGAGCTACAAAAAGTAAAACGCTTTGTTGATAACGAATTTGAAATCATTGGTTGGGAGCCTAAGTACACTAACACCAATGAAGCAAAGACCAATGAATTAGGGCGTACAGCACGTTCTACAGCTAAGGATGGTATGGTAGCCCTAGATACAATGGGATCGTTGATTCTACGTACCTCTAAAGGCGATACATTCAGTTGTGGTAGCGGTATGACTGACGCAATCCGTGAAGACTTGTGGGAACGCAGGGAAACATTGATGGGTCAACTTGCAAAGGTTAAGTATTTTGACGTTGGAAACGGGTATAATGTACCGAGATTTCCGGTACTAGTCGGTATCCGGCATAAAGATGATTTGTGATGTTTTGACGGAAACAGAAAAGGAGTAAACCATGACTGAACGAAAGTTAGCAACAATTCGTAAAATTGCAGAAGTAAAAGCTATTCCAGATGCAGATAAGATTTGTGCTTATCGTGTAGATGGTTGGTGGCTTGTTGATTCTGTAGGTAAGTACCAAGTAAATGATTTGGTGGTGTACCTAGAGGTGGATTCTTTCGTACCTCATGAACTAGCACCGTTTCTATCTAAAGGTAAAGAACCTCGTGAATTTGAAGGTGTAAAGGGCGAGCGTCTACGTACAGTAAAACTGCGTGGTCAACTCTCGCAGGGTTTATTGCTGCCTATTCCAGAAGATACCATTAAAGGTGCTGGTCATCTTGTTGCTGAAGGATTGGACCTGACAGAACATCTTGGCATCCTAAAGTGGGAATGCCCAATGAATGCTCAACTTGCTGGTATGGCACGAGGTAATTTTCCAACTCTGGTTCCAAAGACTGATCAAGAGCGTATTCAAAACCTTACTCGTTCTTTTGAGCAGTATCAACTTGATAGCTGGTCTATTACAGAAAAACTTGATGGTTCATCTTGCACATTCTACCTAGATGATGAAGGCGTATTTCACGTATGCTCACGCAATCTTGATCTGGAAGAAGACGAAGCAAACTCATTCTGGAAAGTAGCACGTAAGTTTCAAATCGAAGATATCATGCGTAGGAATTTTATGCTAGGTATGGCAATTCAGGGTGAAATGATCGGTGAAGGTATTCAAGGTAACCAGTACAAAACACAGCTTGACTTCTACGTCTACGACATGTACAATACGCATACAGGTCAATACATTTTACCTGTACAGCTTAAAGCAGCATGTGAGCGTTTAGGACTAAAGCATGTACCTATCATTGTAGAAGCTACTGAGATTAAAGAACAAAGTATTCAGTCTATCTTGGATTTTGCAGAAGGTAAATCTTTGCTAAACGGTAGTGAAAGAGAGGGTGTCGTTTTTCGAAGTAATACAGTACATGACTTATCGTGGAAAGCTATTTCAAACAGGCGGTTATACAAAAATGGAGAATGATTTGGAGATACCTTGGAGTGATTTTGTTTATTACGATTCTGATGTGATTTCTTGTTTAAAATTAGGATTAGACGCAAAGAAATTGGCGATTGAATATAGACAACGGCAGTTAAATATTTTAGGCGACTACACATCAAGACATGGAAATAAGGAGTAAAATGGCAGCATTCATCAAGCACACCAATTGTGAAAAATGCGGTAGTTCAGATGCAAAAGCAGTCTACGAAGGTGGATCGTCGCACTGTTTCGCATGTGAATATACAGTACCATCAAGTGAATTCAAGGAATTAAATCCTAAGAAGACAAGCAAAGTACGAACAATAGTAAAGGAAGAAAAGAGTATGGAAGTTAAACCAAGTGCAAAACCCGCAATGACACCAGATGAAAATGCAGAGATTAAATCTGTAACTGGTGTAGCTGGTAAAGGCTTTCGTGGACTGAAGGATGAAACTACAAAACCTTTCGGTGTACGTTATGCTTATGATGACGATGGTGAAGTTGAAGAGCAATACTATCCAACTACACAAGAGGGTCAAATCGTAGGATATAAAATCCGTGAAGTACCAAAGAACTTTTATTCCAAAGGTCGCACTGGTGCTGACTGCGAATTGTTTATGCAATTTAAGTTTAACCGTGGTGGTAAGTATGTGCTGATCACTGAAGGTGAACTTGATGCATTATCTGCATACCAAATGCTTGCTGAGTACAATAAGAGTAAAGGTCATGATTTTGAAACTGCAGTTGTATCTCCAACTACAGGTGCTAACTCACATAAACAAATTGCAGCGCAATATCGTTTCTTTGACACCTTTGATAACATCATCGTTTGCTACGATAATGATAAAGCTGGTAAAGAAGCAACAGAAGATGTAGTCAAAGCTTTACCAAAGGGTAAGGTCAAGATTATGCACATGCGATATAAAGACCCCAATACTTATCTTGAAGAAGGTAAACAGGATGAATTTATTCGTAACTTCTATGAAGCTAAACGTTATACTCCTGTTGGTGTGTTAGGTAGTGGTGAACTTTATGATAAAATCTTAGCGCAAGCTACAGTACCAAAAGTACCGTTTCCGCCATTTATGAACACATTGAATGAAATGCTTGTAGGTGGTTTACCGCTAGGTCATATCATCAATATTGCTGCAGGTACTGGTCTTGGTAAAACATCCTTTGTTAACGAAATGATTTATCACTGGATTTTTAACTCGCCGCACAAAATCGGAATTGTTTCAATGGAATTAGATTCTGGTCAATATGGTGAAACACTGTTAGGTAGACACCTGAGTCGTAAACTGTCTTTGATTCAAGATGATACAGCCAAGAAAGATTTACTAGAGTCTGATAAAGTACGTGACAAAGCAAATGAGCTTTTCTACAATGAAGATGGTCAACATCGTTTCTATCTGCTAGATAACCGTGATGGTACAATTGAAGAGATTCAAGATACTGTAGAAGAGCTTGTGGTATCATGTGGTTGTAGAATTATTGTGCTAGACCCTTTGCAGGATATTCTTGATGGGTTATCCAATGAAGACCAAGCATTGTTCATGAAGTGGTCCAAAGGTATCATCAAGAGTCACAACGTAACGCTGATCTTTATTAATCACGTTCGTAAGTCAGCTTCTGGTGTACAGAATTCTTCACAGGGTGGTGCATTCACTGAAGAGGAAATTCAAGGTAGTTCTACTATCATTAAATCAGCTTCAGCTAACATTTTGCTAAGTCGGAATAAGTACGCAGAAGACCCTGTTGAACGTAATACAACCAAGGTTGTACTCAGTAAGAATCGTATCTGTGGATTAACTGGTCCTGCTGGTAACGTCTACTATGACAACGACACTCATACTTTGCACAACTTAGATGGGTGGCTTGCAGAGAATAATTCGGGATTTTAACAAGGGGGCTTCGGCCCTCTTTTTACTCTTGACATTTGGGTACAACCAATCTTATCGTGGATTTATTTGGAAAAGCGAAGAAAAGATGCTATAATGCGTCAACTGTAAAAGGAGTACTATGAAATATAACGGTTTTTCTATTGACATTGAAGCAGATGGTTTTATCCTTCAGGCTAGCAATGTATGGGTTATGTGCCTTGAAGACCTCGACAGTAATGAAAAGCTGAAGCTGCACCCGTTCAGAGATGTAGATGCTAGGGCTAAGTTTGCTGCATGGGTTGAAAAGTACGATACACCTAATGTGTGCTTTCACAATGGTCTTGGCTATGATATCTTTGTGATGATGTTCGTAATGGGTATTGAATACTCTGTAGGTCCAGACACATTGGAAGGTATGCCTGTTAACTTTGCAGATACATACTACATGTCTATGTACCTTAACCCTGACCGCGAGCGTCACTCGATTGAGTATTGGGGCAATAAATTTGATATGCCTAAGATTGACTTCAGAAAAGAATTGATCACTGCGGGGGTTATTACTGCAGACTCTCCTGAAGGCGCAGAATTCATGCAATACAACGGAATCATGGATAAGTACTGCGAACGTGATACCCTGATTGGTAAGATGGTGTTTAAATCACTTATTACTGAGTGGATTGATGTGTACGGAACTTGGGATAACTCTGAGTGGCCTCGACACTTTAAGTCCGGTCAAAAGAGCTTTTACCTTATGAGTTGTCAAGAGCTTTCAGGTTGGAAGTTTGATATTGACGCTGCAGGTAAACTAAAAACTAGAATTGAAGGCATGATGGAAGATATTCGTCAGCGAGTAGAGCCACAGTTGCCACCACGAGGTTTAAAGAAGACTGAAGAGAAAGAATATAAAATGCCAGCTAAACCCTACCGTAAAGATGGAGAATACTCCACTACATGGGAGAAGTTTGCAAAGAAGCACAAAGCTATCCACGTTGGGGATGATCTGTGGATATTCTACAACAAAGAAGTTAAGGTAGAGTCTGATAAAATCCTAGATGTTAAACTGCCAATGGAGATGGCAAATCAGGATCAGATGAAAGATTGGTTTTTGGAACAGGGGTGGAAACCTACACTATTTAATTATAAGAAAGGTCCAGACGGTAAACCTGTGCGTGACCCTGTTACAAGACAGCTAATCCCGACTTCACCTAAGATTCAAGAGACTGGAAAGTTATGCCCAAATTTAGAAAAGCTTGATGGTGACTTAGTAAAAGATGTAGTCAAGTGGTTGTCACTGCGTAATAGACTGTCGGTACTTACGGGTTGGCTTCAGAACGAGCGCATTGTATACGATGGTCGTATCGGTGCAGGTCGTACTGGTATTGCTTCAACACACCGTCAAAAGCACAAAGTTGTGGTGAATGTACCTAAAGCTGATCCGAAAGTCTTGCTTGGGTATGAGTTCCGTGAACTGTGGATTGCAGAAGATGGGTATCTAATTGCCGCTGGTGATGCCGCTGCACTGGAAGGTCGGGTGCAAGGACATTACACATATAAGTATGATGACGGTGCGACTGCTGACGAATTGCTCAAGGGCGATGTACACTCCAAGAATGCCAACGCATTTTATGGTAGTATTTATGAAGAGGTTGCAGCTATTTATAATTCACCCGATTTTGATAAGGAGAATCCAAAGTGGAAACCCTACCGTAATAAGTCAAAGAACGGATTCTATGCGATTCTGTACGGCGCTGCAGCACCAAAGGTAGCCTCTACCCTTGGAATTCCTGAACAGTACGGTAAAGAGGCTCTAGAAGCGTTTTGGGCAGCTAATCCCGGCACTGCTGAGCTGAAGAAAAGCCTAGAAAAGTATTGGGAGTCTGTAGGTAAGAAGAAGTATTTACCAGCTATTGATGGTAGAGTCCTACTTACTCGGAAGAAGTCTGCACTACTCAATACCATCTTTCAAAGCTGCGGTGGTATCTCGATGGACTATGCAGGTTGTTTTATGGATGTTTGGCTAGGTGGTTTAAAATTCGATGAAAAGCGCAGACCGTACTACCTGTACAAAGATTGTATTGTTCGGAGAATTGGATATTTCCATGACGAGCTTGAGTATGAGTGCCAAGAAGAGGTAGCTGTAGAGGTGTCACACATGATTGAAAAGGCTATCTCTAAGGCTGGTACACTTTTGAAGATTAAAGTGCCATTAGTTGGCGAAGGTAAGGTTGGTAAGAACTGGAAAGAAGTTCACTAAGAAAGGATTGAACATGGATATCATCGAGCGATTGAGAAATAATTTACAACCAAGAGGTACTGCTCCTGTAGTACGACTAAGATTGGCAGGTTATGGAATGTTCAATAGTGATTTTGTTTCAAAATGCATTGATGATCTGGAAAAAATTCCATTACGAGCGCATTTGGGTGAGTATCCATCAAACCTAGAGAAGTTGGCATATCAATTACTACTGGACTCAGCACATATTGATTTAGAACATGAGCGTAATCGTGAACAATGGTTGAAGGAGAATACATGAGTTGGGGTGCTTTACCGTTTTGGGTGTGGGAAGTAGCATACGAACATGATCTTGCTAAGATGCAATGCTGCTTTGAAGACGAGTGGTTTGCTGGTACTCATAAGCAGCTACCTGAGCATGTAATCAGCATATCAAAAGCTACTTTTAAAACACACGATGTTGGAGGTTGGAATCATGAGTTACATGTATGAGTACAATAAAGAGTATCAGACATTGCAACAGTTTGATGCAAATGGTACACTACGATCTAGCATGTCGATGCCTCAGTCTGATCTTAACGAACTAGCTAGGTTAAACATAAAAGAAAATATTTTACGCAGTGTTGACACAAAGTTAAAAACTGATGTATAATTGAGATAACAAACGGCGTTAGTACAATGGATAGTGCAAGTGCCTTCTAAGCATTCAATAGTGGTTCGATTCCACTACGCCGTACCAGAATAGAGGCTGTAACTCAGTTGGTAGAGTCATTGGGCAGGTTACTGTCGATAGTGTTTACGTTTTCTAGATAAATATGCACTAGGCGGGTCGGAGGTTCAAATCCTTCCAGCTTCACCCTAAAATTAGTCCCGCCATGCTTGTTGCTCAAATCCCTAGAGTTAGCAGCATACTTCGGTCGAGGTAGGTGAAAACCCTATCATTAAAAATGCAAGTACAAGTTGCGCTGTACTGCAGGATTTCCAGCATGAGGATTGTCGTCCAAAAGCGTAACGAATAATAGGAGACAAAATCTTTTACGGGAGCGAAAGACACTATAATACTGGTTTAGGGACTAGAGGTTATAGTAAGAGATAAAAGTGATGGTGGTGTGTCAGATTAACAAACAAGTGCTTCCCACATGCAGGAGTTGTGTTAATATCTCTTACTATAACTAAGGAGTAATATGAAAAACCTACTGATTGGTTCTCGTGCATTGGAACATTGGACTTCAAACTTCCAGTGCAAACCCAATGCTGATTGGGACATTATTAGCTTGCATAAAATTGAAGATGATACTAAACGCATTGAACATCATGCTTTTAATGCACTAGGTAGCTCTGATCTACAAAAGTATGCATCTGATGATTACTTTGAGATTGCAGGTCAACGTGTATACATCGTTAATCCGATTGGACTAGCAATCATCAAACGCAGTCACCTGTGGCGTGATCTAAGCTTTCAAAAGCACATTACGCACTATCATAAGCATCTTGCAAGATATCGTGCAGAGTTTACAAAAGTTGATGAACTTATCCTTGAGAATAGAACAAAGTTGACTATGGCAGCTTATCCACAAGGTCATCCGAGTTTGAAGAAATCTGTAGAAGACTTCTTTGATGATTATGTTGAGAAGAAATACAATCATGATTATTTGCATGAACTTGTTGCATATCACGATAAACCATTGTATACTCAGCTTCAACGTGATGCAAGCAGTGCATGGTGTGACAAAGATTTGTGGGACAAGCTATCAAATGATGATAAAATCAAATGCGTAGCTGAAGAAACACAAGTCATTGCAATTGAACGCTTTCTTGTACCAAGTAACTGGAATTATGCACCAAGACATGCTTATCTCAAAGCACTTGATAAAGTATGTACTACATTGTGTAGTGGTTGGTTTAGAGATTTTGCGATAGATAATTATCCTGAAATCTTTAATTTGTGTGATACAATAAAGTTTGACAACATTAGAAAGGAACTAGAACATGGCACGAACTAAAGCTGTAGCTGAACCTACAGTAGAGCAGCAAATTGCTCAGATTCAAAAAGAAGCTGCAGAAAAAATTAAGCAACTTCAGAATGCATTACCTTGGAATAAACGATTTAAGACTGCATTTGATAAGTATCTCATTGGTAATCGACCTGAAATTACAAGATACTTAACTGGTTATAACACAGATGATAATAATATTGAATATGATATTAATACTTATCTCAATGAAGTCAATCTAAGTATTAAGTACAATTCTGCTACATTTGATAATGACCTATATAATAATAGTATCTCATCTAGTATTGATGATAATGACCTAAGTGAATATCCTGTATATACTGTGTTTGCTATTCTTGAAAATAAACAAGTTGTTGGTCATGTTAAAATTAACTGTCTGTATTCATCGTACAATGGTAATGAGTATAGTGGTTTTTCTTTTGTACAACCAAAAGAAATCACATGCACAGTATTTACCGCTTATAACCCTTGAAAGGAAATGATATGTTAAAAGATAAAATTGTAGGTTTATTTTCAGAAGTTGATAGCGATATAATTAATGAATTCTTTTGCGGAGAAATCAACGAAAGTACACGTTGGGATTCAGAAGAAATCACAGAATTTCGTAAAGTAATTTCAGATTCGGGTATTACTTTTGAATTTGTAGATCGCTACGGTGGTGAGGACCAAGGTTCTGAATACTGGAGTGTGTATTCATTTACCGATGGAATGCAAGTTGTATTCATTAAATTCGATGGTTGGTATGCATCTTACGATGGGTCAACTTATGATAGTTTCTTTGAAGTACAACCTGTAGAGAAAATGATTACTGTCTTTGAAAAGAAATAAAGCATCATAAATGATATCTAATGTTATCTTAGGTATTGTTTATGATACATAAGGGTCAGTAGCTTAAAGGTGAAGCCCTCGACTCATAATCGAGATAGTGCTGGTTCAAGTCCAGTCTGACCCACCAAATAAAGTCAATTAACTATTGACAAAGCATTTGCAGTTTGCTATAATTGCTACAGCAGATACTTCTGATGTAACTGCACTTCGGTTACTACTTCCGTTACAAGTAGAGTCTTTTATTAATAGTCGAAAGGAAATATTATGCAAAAACTAACAGGTATGCTTCTCTATGTACAACTACACAAACCAGTCAAAGGTTATGTTAAAGCAGGTGATGCACCAAAGCCAGATGAATGGAAAGCTTCGGTAGCCATTACTGATGAAGATGTACTAGATGAATACGAAGCATTCGCTAAACAAGTAGATGCCAAGACTTCAATCAAGAAGGTTAAAACCAGTGAATTTGAAGGTATCTATAAAGTAGCACCTCCAGAAGATGCAGGTAAGAATATTTGGGTTGTAACATTACGTAAGTCTACAGAGCTAGGTAAAACTGGTAAACCTGTACCTGACTTATACAAGCCAAAAGTCTTTGAGAAAGTCGGTAAAGCACTAGTCGATGTTACTAACAGTAAGCTACCCGCAAATGGTTCTTACGGTTCAATCAGCATTGATAAGTTTGAGCGCACCAATGGCACTACATCTTTCTATCTAAAGAATGTACTAGTTACGTCAATGATTGAATATGTAGCCGAAGAGGGTACAGCATACGAAGCTGGTAGCGAATTTGATGATGAAGCTGAAGAACCAGCGCCAGCGCCAGCGCCAGCACCAAAAGCTAAAGCTGCAGCTAAAGCTAAACCTACTGCAAAACCTGCAGCAACCCCTGATGATGACGATGACATTCCATTTTAATTAAAGGATTAACATGACAAAACAAACTAAGGATATTATGACAATCGTTTTCATGCTTACTTTTGCTGTGTTACTGATCATCTTTGGACCCCTTGCTATTATCTGGTCACTAAACACATTGTTTCCAGTTCTAGCAATTCCATTTGGTTTTTATCAGTGGGAGTTCTATTGAACTTGACAATTTTCAGCAAAGCAGTTTTTACTAAGAAGGATTAATATGAATCAAAAAGAAGCAATCGCCAAGTTAGTTCGTATTTATACTGAAGAGCAATCACTTGCTGAAGAAGCTAAAGAAATTAAAGATGAAGCTAAGGAATCAGGTCTTGATCCAGCAATTGTTAGTGCAGTAGCAAAAGCAATCGTTAAGAACAAGGTTGATGAACTAAAAGCTAAATCAGATGAAATTCTAAAAGCTATTGACATTAGCCGTAGCTAATATTCACCCGAGGCTAATACCCTCGGGTTTTTCTTTAAGGAGAGCCTATGAGTAAAAGACTCTTAATCGTAGACGGTGACTTAGTGGCGTATAAACATGCTGCTGCAGCCGAAAGTCGCACGATTATTGCAAAGCATTTGAAGTCAAATAGAGAAAAAGAGTTTAAAACCAGAACGGAACTAAAGAAGTTTCTAACTGATAAAGGTATGGAATTTAAAGCTGAAGATTACAGCATTGAAGATCAACAACATCCTTTAGATATTTCATTTGCTATATCTACTGTAAACAAATCAATTGAAAGATTACAGGAATCTACTTGGACTGATGAAGTTGAAATTTATATTGGTAGCGGTAAAACGTTCAGACATGACTTAGCTTTACCTACACCATATAAAGACAACAGACAAGACACGATCAAACCTGTGCATTTAGTTGCAGTGAGAAACCATCTTAAGCGAAAGTACAAAGCAAAACTTATTGATAACGGTCTAGAGGTTGATGACGTAGTAACGATACGTGCCTATGAAGCCCTCCATAACGATCAGGAAGCGGTATTAGCGAGTGTAGACAAGGATAGCTATCAGTCTCAAGGAATTCATCTTTTTAACTGGACAGATGAAGAGCCTAAGATTCACCTTATTCCAACTGTTGGACACTTGCGTAAAGTTAAAACTACAATCAAAGGTGATGGTCTAAAGTTCTTAGCATTTCAAGTACTAGCTGGAGATACTGCAGATACTTACCAAGGTTATCAGTTATCTCAAGTAAAGTATGGACCTGCCAAAGCAATGAAAGCTTTAGAGAATGCTACTACAGAACAAGAGATTATGCGGATTATGTTTGCTGAATTTAAACGACTGTATCCTGATAAATTTGAATACACAGATTGTCATGGTAAGGAACACATTGCAGATTGGCAGATGATGCTAAAGATGTATTGGAAGTGCGCCTACATGAAAAGAAGCTGGAATGATCCTAGTGATGTATATGACTTTATGGATGAAAGAGGTATTATGCTATGAGTGAAGAATCTTTACTTTACCGATTAAGAAAACGTGCAGAGATTCGTAGAAATATTAATTCTAGAAAATCTGTACAAGAAGGTAAACCAGATCGTATTGCAGATTTACTTGAAGAAGCTGCTGATGAAATCTACAACTTAGAATCTGTTGTTGGTGAAATGGAGGATATTATTGACCGTTTAGAGCGAAGGTTGAATGGTAATGACGATTGATGAAAAAGAATATCAAAGGTTATATAGGAAAAAGCATAAACTAAAATTCAAGGAATATGCTCAACAGTATTATCTGAAAAATAAAGATAGAATACTTGAAGTAAACCTTAAGAAAAAACATTCGAATCCCGAGAGAATTTTATGGCAGAGTGCAAGAGATAGAGCAATTAAATTTGACTTGCCATTTGATATAGATGTATCAGATGTAGTAATACCGAGTCATTGTAAAATACTTGGTATACCTTTATTTAAAGGTGTTGGCAAGCCAACTGCAAATTCTCCAAGCTTAGACAGAATTGATCCTAAACTCGGCTATGTAAAAAATAATATCCAAATAATAAGTTTTAAAGCAAACACAATAAAATCAAATGCAACCAGAGAAGAATTGATTATATTTTCATACTGGATTTTGGAGAATTATCTTGACTGAAGATTTATATAACGCATTAGATAAGAAAAGAGTTAGGGAATTACTCACATTAGAGCAGTCTAATCTGTGTGCAATAACGTTGTTACCAATTGAACCAAAGCAGCATATTCTGGAACATTCACATGATGATCAAATGTTCATAAGAGGTGTAACCAGTAGACAAGCGAACAGTGCTTTAGGTGTAATTGAAAAGATGTGGACCAGATATATGAAGTGGTGGTACAATGGTACTCTTAGTAATTTTTTACGACAGTGTGCAGATTATCTTGAAAAAGAACATGATTCACGGTGGCGACATGACATGTGGATTAAAAAGATCAATACAGAATTTAACAAGCTAAAAGAATCACAAAAAGATAACCTTTTGGTAGCTTTGAATCAAAGTAGAGGTAAGAACGGTGCAGAACGAAAGAAGTTATTTCAAAAAGCTGTATTGACAAAGCAATTCAGTTATGATACAATTCGCACTTTAATACAAGAGATAAAGGATTCACATGAAGATCAAAATAATTGACTGCAATGATGCTCTTCTTTGGTACAATAAACGTATCGGTGAAGAATTCGAAGTAACTTTTATTGAAGATAAAGCTTACTGGACAAGAGAAGGTGGGCAATTCAATGCTCTAAATTGGGTTTATAAACATGATGCAACCGTAACGGAAGGAAACGTAGAATGAAACATTCAGATAAGATCGTGGAACAAGTCGTGAGAATGACAGGCGCTGGTATGAGTAGCAGATATGTTGCAGAACAACTAGGTATTGGTAAATCTACTGTTAATGATATTTGGAATCGTTGGATTACTGATCCTAAACCTTTCTATGATCCAGAAGAAGTAGCATTTAAGAAAACAGAAGGTCCAAAGATTTTAGTATTCGATACTGAAACCGCAGCAGCTACTGCACTTACCTTTGGTCGATTCAAAGTAAATTTATCACAAGATAATATCTTAGATAACGGTGGTTGGATTTTGTGTGCTTGCTGGCGCTGGTTAGGTAGTAACAACACACAAAGTATTTACCTCACACCAGAAGAAGTGATTGCTAAAGATGACTCACGAATTATTGCAAAACTATTTGAACTATACGAAGAAGCAGATGCTGTACTTGCACACAATAGTTTAGGTTTTGATCATAAGGTAGTACAGGCCAGAGCAATCTACAATGGTTTTCCTCCATTGCCACAAGTTAAAGTATTAGATACTTTACAACTGGTTAAGAAGTACTTGAAGCTACCAAGTAATCGTTTAGATGCAATTGGTGAGTTCTTTGGATTAGGTCGCAAAGTAAGCACAGGTGGTATTTCATTGTGGCGCAAAGTCCAAGAAGGTGATGTACAAGCTATGAAAGATATGGTAACTTACTGCGAACAAGACGTAGATTTATTGTATGATGTTTATTTGCGTACTCGTCAACTAGGTCGTGCAGGTTCAGACTTCAATGCAGCTTTGTACTACGATGATGATTTAATTCGTTGCCGTGTATGTGGTAGTTCAGAAGTTGAAGCTACAGGTCGTACAATCGAAACATCGCTCAATGTATTTGACGAAGTTCGTTGTAATGAATGCGGTGCTGTACATCGACATAGACAATCTAAAACATCAAAAGAAAAGCGTAAAAGCTTGTTGATGTAAAGAACTTGTGCTATACTGGCACTTGACAATTTGAGTTCACACCCCGGTTAACAGCCGGGGATTTTTACATCTTGAAAGGATTTACATGCTGTTACCTTGGTTTAAATGGCTTATTAAAAATGACTTAAAATTTATCGCAGTTATTATTTGGTTTATTATTCTTCCGCTGTACTGGTTAAACTATATCAAAGGAGCTATGGAAGATGCGATTTACGATTTAGAACGAATTAAGAACACAAAGAAAGGTGATCTATGAATAACGATTACAATATTTCAGATTTTCAAATGGACTGTAATGCGTTCAATGAAATCGCAGGTAAGCACAAACTAACTACTTTAAATGATATTGAGTTTCAATATAACTTAATCTTAGAAGAAACTAAAGAGATTAAAGAAAAAGGTATTGATAAGAACAACGCTAAAGAAGTAGTAGATGGTGTAGTGGATGTTTTAGTTACAGCATTAGGTCTTGCACAAAAGCTAGAATACCTTGGTGTAGACATGAATAAAGCAATGCGAGATACTGCTTACAATAACTTAACTAAATACCCTTCAAAAGAACTAACTGCAATTCAAACTGCACAGATGTATGAGCAAGATGGTGTACAGGTTGTTGTTGAGTATAATTCTGAGTATGAGTTATTTGTAATTAAGAATCTAAAAGATAAGGTTATGAAACCTATTGGATTTGAAAGTAATGATCTAAGTAACTGCATTCCTGCAGATTTACTCTTGAATGGTTTTAAGGAGGATTGAAAATGATTTTGAGTAACATTAAAATTGATGGTAAAGAATATACACCTGTAGAAGATGATGATAAAGCAGTTGTATGCACAGATTGTGCTTTTAGAAATAAAGCGGTTCATTGTTATAATGCCAATCTAATTATGAAATGTGATGATCCTAAACCTTTGCATTTTGTACCAACATCAAAAGTAGATTTTCGATCAGATACACAACAGATGAAAGACTGGAACAATGCCGATGTTGTGCAACAACAAACTCCCGGTACTAAATACGATCATGACAAGTTGCAATACAGTTTGATTCCATCCTATGCTTTAGAACAGATTGCTAAGAATCTTACAGTTGGTCTTAAGAAGTATAAAGAGCGTGATAACTGGAAGAAAGTACAAGGTGCTGAACAGAGATATCTAGATGCTTTATACAGGCACTTAGAAGCCCACAGAAGAGGCGAACTGTACGATACTGATAGCAGTGTACCAGATATGCTTCACATGGCTGCTGTAGCCGTTAACGCAATGTTCTTGCTTGAATTTATGCTAGACCCTAAACTTAAGGAAAAGGATAACAAATGATTATTCTACAAGTAATTAGTGCATTAGTTTTAATATGTATAATTGTAATCATGTATGCGGTTGCTATTAAATTAGTAAAAGAACACCGTGAACTACACAGTATTAAAGATGAATCAGAAGATCAAGATAACCTTGATTTAACCAATAAGCAGTGATATAATAGGACTCTCGTTTGTTCTGAAAGGTAGTAACAATGAATAAAAACACAACTCGACCCAATGCAATTGTAGCATTATGTATTATTTCTGAATCAGAGATTGTTAAAGTAATGCCAAATTACTCAAGTGAGTTTGAATACAGGGATGAAGAATTTAAAGACTTTCTTTATTCGCTAGGAATGAACGTAGATCGACCATACCAAAGGCAAGATAGTTTGCAGCATAGAAATCGTTTCAATGAAATTGTTGTGTGCAGTCGGTGGGTTGGAGAAGAACGATTAGATAAAGCTTGGATCACTAGTGGTTACGCAAGTAGACCTGCTATTGACAAAGCAAGTGGAAGTAAATTAACAGAAGACATTTATCGTGCTAGATACGAAACTGAAGATGCACAGGCATTGTTAGAATCTAGAGATAAATACGCGACAACAACAGAGGAAGACTAAATGCAAATTAAGAAAGATTACACCCGAGATTCATTGTTCGATGAACTTGGTTTGAAACGATTAAAAGAATCGTACATGCGAGAGGACGAGGAATCACCTCAAGATAGATTTGCTTTTGTATCACAATCTTTCGCAACAGATGAAGCACATGCTCAACGTCTTTATGATTATGCATCAAAACATTGGTTATCATACTCTACACCTATTCTATCTTTTGGTAGAAACAAGCGTGGGTTGCCAATTAGTTGTTACTTGAATTTCTTGGATGATACATCTGAAGGTTTGGTTAACAATCTATCTGAAACAAACTGGTTATCCATGATGGGTGGCGGTGTAGGAGTGCATGTAGGTATTCGTGGTTGTGATGAAAAATCTGCAGGTGTAATGCCGCACTTAAAAGTGTATGATGCATCTAGTTTGGCATACAAACAAGGTACAACTCGCAGGGGTTCTTATGCTGCTTACTTAGATATCAGTCACCCAGATATTACTCAATTTTTAGAAATGCGTAAACCAACTGGTGATCAAAATATGCGTACACTGAATTTAAACCACGGTGTAAACATCAGTGATAAATTCATGCAGATTATTGAAAAATGCATGATTGATCCAACAGCAGATGATTCATGGGAATTAGTACAACCACATAGCGGTAAAGTAACTGAAGTTGTTTCTGCTAAGGCTCTTTGGATGAAACTGCTAGAATTGCGTATGCAAACTGGTGAACCATATCTTTGGTTTATTGATCGTGCAAATGAAGGTTTACCTGAATATCAAAAGAAACTAGGATTGAAAAATCACGGTTCTAACTTGTGTAGTGAAATTTCATTAGCTACATCAGCAGAGCGTACTGCCGTTTGTTGCTTGAGTTCAGTAAATTTGGAATACTTTGATACTTGGAAAAATGATCCTCAGTTCATTCCTGATATATTGGAAATGCTTGACAATGTTATTGAGTACTTTATCCAGAATGCTCCTGATGAAATCGCAAGAGCAAGATTTAGTGCAATTCAAGAAAGAAGCGTAGGTGTTGGTGCGTTAGGTTATCATGCTTATTTGCAAAAGAACAATATTGTCTTTGAAGGTGCGTTAGCTAAGAGTACTAATATGCGAATGTTTAAACACATTAGAACACAACTTGATACTGCAAATGAAAAGTTAGCAATCTTGCGTGGTCCTTGTCCAGATGCAGCAACTATGAATGTAATGAAGCGTTGTAGTCACGTGATGGCTATTGCACCAAATGCATCTAGTTCAATTATCATGGGTAACACTTCACCAAGTATTGAACCTTACTCAGCAAACGCATATCGTCAAGATACTACTTCTGGCGCATTCTTAAATAAGAATAGGTTTTTAGATAAGATTATTAAAGAAGAAGCTTTGAAACATGAAGACTCTTGGTATGATGATACGTGGGCAAGTATTATTGCAGATGATGGTTCAGTACAAAATCTAGAATGGATGGATCAGTATACCAGAGATGTGTTTAAAACTGCTGCTGAAATTGATCAGCGATGGATTATTGAACAAACATCTGATAGGCAACAATTTGTAGATCAAGCAATCAGTACAAATCTGTTCTTTAGACCTGATGTTAGTGTAAAATACTTACATGCTGTTCACTTTCAAGCTTGGAAGCAAGGATTGAAATCTTTATATTATGTGCGTAGTTCTAAATTACGTAAAGCAGATAAGGTTGGTCAAAAGGTTGAACGAAGAAGAATTGAAGATGAAATCGACATGACATCATTAGTAAACAACGAAACTTGTTTAGCTTGTGAAGGTTGATGTATAATAGGGGCTGCTTCGGCAGTCTCTTTCTATTTTAAGGATATAAATGAAAACAAAATTGAAACTTACAGATAAACGCAGTTACTTTAAACCGTTTAGCTACCCTTGGGCATATGATGCTTTCTTAATGTCAGAAAAGATGCATTGGTTGCATACTGAAGTACCAATGATCGAAGATGTTAACGATTGGAAGAATAAACTTACAGAAAGTGAAAAGCAGTTTCTTACACACATCTTTCGATTCTTTACGCAAGGTGATATTGATGTAGCTGGTGCGTATGTAACAAACTATCTACCAAATTTCCCTGCACCTGAAGTACGAATGATGTTATCAAGCTTTGCAGCACGAGAAGCTATTCACGTTGCGTCTTATTCACACTTGATCGAAACCCTTGGTATGCCCGAAACTACTTATAATGAGTTCTTGCAATACGAAGAGATGAAAGCTAAACACGACTATATTGAATCTTTTGTAGTGCAAGATGAAAAATCAAAAGCACAACAGATTGCAGTATTTAGTGCTTTTACTGAAGGAATGCAACTGTTCAGTTCTTTTATCATGTTGCTTAATTTTGCCAGATTTGGTAAGATGAAAGGTATGGGTCAGATTATTGTTTATTCAATTGCTGATGAATCGCATCACACAGATAGCATGATTAAGCTATTCCGAGAATTTATTAAAGAAAATAAACATATCTGGACAGATGAATTGAAATCACAGCTATACACTATTGCAGAAACTATGGTTAAATTAGAAGACAAATTCATTGATTTAGCTTTTGGTGTAAATGAAATGCAAGGTCTAACTAAGGAAGAAGTTAAAAACTACATTCGATACATTGCAGATCGAAGACTCATCTCTTTAGGTTTAAAAGGTATCTTTAAAATTAAGAAAAATCCACTGCCTTGGGTTGAAGGAATGTTAGGTACAACTCACACCAATTTCTTTGAACAGAGGGTAACGGATTACGCTAAAGGAGCGTTAACAGGAGATTGGCAAGACGTATGGGCTAGTTAATAGTACAACGATAAGATGAATTATTTCATATTTATCTTGATTTATTGACGAGGATGTGTTATAATAAAATATATACAATAGTTTTAGAGTAATTAACTAAAATGACAAAATATTTTCTCCGTAATATTTTTGTATATATTTTATTCATACGGTGCAAGGAGAAATAATGCAAGATAAAAATTACTGTGTATATTTTCACAGGCGTAAAGATACTGCTGAAATTATATATGTAGGTGAAGGAAGAAAAGCCAGAGCAAAACTAGTTAGACTTGATAAAGGTAAAAACGCAAAGCACCAAGAAATAGTTAAAACAGTAGGTGTTTATTATGAAGTTTATAAAGATAATCTAACAAAACCTGAAGCAGAACAGTTAGAACAATATTTAATTAAGAGTCTCAAGGAAGCAGGTACACCTATAACCAATGTAAATAGTAAAGCTACCACATCCACAACCTACACAAGAGAAGAATTTGAAAATTTATTCTATGTTGATTCAACAAGTCCTAGTGGCTTGCGTTGGAAAGAAGATCGAAGAAACATTAAAGATGGTTATATTCTTGCAAATAAGGACTCTATAGCTTGCTCTAAAAAGAAAACAACCGGATATTGGTACTATAAAAACAAAGCGTCCCATAGAATTGTTTATGCGATTGTTCACGGAGAATGCCCATCAGATTTGACTATTGATCACATGGATTGTAACAAAGATAATAATTCAATTGAAAATCTTAGGTTGCTCACTCGTAGTGAGAACTCCAGTAGAGGAAATATTTATAAAATCATGCCTAGTGGGGAGGATGTAGCAACATCAAAAGTTACGAATGCTCAGGTACTTGAAATATACGCAATGTTTGAACAGTTTAGAACAAATGCAGAAATTTCAAAGGTATTTAATTTACATGAAAGATATATCTCACTGATTAGACACGGTAAACGCTGGAAGAAACTTTATAAAGAATATGGGAAGATATTTCCAGAGTCTTTTACAGAGACAACAACAACAACTTATTCTCAAATTGAAGAAGCTTGGTATTTGATCACGTTAGGGTTAACCAACAAAGATGTCGCTGCTGCTACAGGTATTGAAATTAGTACAGTATCGAGAATTAGACATAAAAAGCTATTTAAAAAATTAATTGAAAGGATAGAAAATGAAAAAACTAGTAGTATTTAAAGCACACTGGTGTCAACCGTGTAAACAACTATCAAAGACACTTGAGGGTGTTGATCTTGGTATTCCGGTAGAAACAGTAGATATTGATGCTGACCCTACAGCTACAACTGAATTTGATATTCGTGGAGTACCCACTGTACTTCTAATGAGTGAAAATCAAGTCATGAAACGTAGATCAGGTTACATGAATGTTGAACAATTAAAACAGTTTGTAGGATAAGCTTCTTACAGACGTAAAAAATCCCCGAGTCCTGTAAAGGATATCGGGGTTTTCTTTTATGCGTGAATACCATTTAAATAAACAGTCTTACCATTTTGTTTTACTGCAGTTAATACCTGTCGTTTTAGATTGTTAGGATCATACGATACATGCACCCAACCACTATCAGGAATACCTGCTGTATAAAACTCTAAAATAATTTGTGTATAATCAAAGTTATCTGCTAAGTATTGAGCAATTTCAGCATTGGGTACACCGGGAATTTCAATATCAGCAGCTTGCCCTTTGCAATGATCAGACGTTCTAACGCCTCCTACGGCTGCATTTACATCAGGACTACGATAGGCACTGTTAACTTTAATTCCGAGCTTGTAGGCATCTCTAAGCGGCTGCAAGACCTGTTCGCAAAGTAACTGCAGGTTGGCTATTACAGTTTCATCCGGTGTGTTATCCATATCTCTACGAATTGCGATTTCACTTTTAGTCATTTCTGCTAATGAAAAATTCTCAGTAAGTTTCATTTGTTATCCTTTAAAACAGGCCAAGATTCTCTTAGCGTTCTGGAATCAAGGGCGTGGCCTTGAGCTTTTTCTGCCATTCCTGTAAGAGCAGTTGTACACTCTGAGAATACGGTTGTAGCGGTTGCGGCGTAGTCTCTAACGGAGCTACAGGTAGAGTTACTAATGGCGGCGCTATTACGGGCGTTGTAGTCCCGCATCCATTCAAGCTGACTATTAAGAGCAGCATTAGCGGCAGCATTTTTAGCAGCAGAAATTTGGGCTTGTTTGAGAGCTTCATCTTTTTTCCTTTGTAGAGTATTAGTATCTTCAGAAGCTTTTTGAGTAGCTACTGTTAGAGCATTTGAATGCTGTAATTTAATTGCACTAATTTCAGCATCTGAGCGTAAACCTTGTAAGTAAAAACCAGATACAAAAGCTACAGTAGTAAGACCTATGGTTAAATAATTCATAGAGTTCCTTGTGATGGTGGTGGAGGTCTAACAACAGGTGCTGGTGGTCGTATAACTGGATTTTGAGTTACAATATTGTTAGGTGTATTTGTACTCATAGTTCCACGAATATAAGCAGTAGCAGCCATGAATGCAACTACAATACTTCCCATAGCTGCAGTAAAAGTAGTAGCTAAACCCATTACCATGTTAATCTTATCTGAACTAACGAAGGGTGTTAGCATTATTAAAATTATAATCATAGGTAGAAACATCGCCATCCAAGCCATCAATCTTTGTTGATCTGCGAGTTTATCCATGTTGTCTATTTGCAGCATTCTTTCACTACGATTTAATTCTTCGTCAGTTACAACACCGTCATGATTAGTATCAAACTGATCATAAATAGAATTTGCTTCTAATTTCTTTGACATATCAAACACCTTGTATTAATGTATATCCTGCAGTAATTAATAAATAAAATATATATAATAATATTGCCAATAACGAATACATGAATATGTTTTCAACTACTTTTTTATTATATTCTTTTTGCAATCTTTCTGCTTTTATTCTATCTGCAGCAATCTTTCTACGTTCTTCCAGCATTTCATTATATGCATAATCACCGTATTGCATCTTCACCATCATCATTAGTTCATATTCTTGCTTAATGATTGTTCTACGTCTGACTAAATTATCTAAAGCTTCTTGTTCAACAGAACCTTTGTTTAATAGTTTCTTAAATATAGAAGGTTTCGATTGCTGTTCAGCGGCTTCTTTTATATCAGTAGAAGCTTTAAAGAATGTACCCAATGCTTTGGAGACTTCGTGCATTTCTCTACCAACTTCAATACCTTGCTTTACTGCATTATAAGCAGCGGTAGCTAATGCAAAGGCACTTACTGGATCAATCATTAAACACCCAACATCAGTTTTATAACATTGGTAATCCCGATTGCTTGAGATAATACTACTAGTATAGCACCAATAGCCAAATACTTGATTTGATTTAATGTGTTTTCTATACCAGTTAATGAGTTGCTTAATCTAGTAGAGATATCCTGAAGTTTTCTTAACTCTTCAGCATGATCTTCTACTTTTAACTCTAATTTAATTATTCGGTGTTCAATTTGCTCAGACATTTCAATACTTTCAACTTCAGATTAATAATTAGCACAAAATAAAATAGGCCACCCGAAGGTAGCCTAAGTAATGATACTATTATATCATTGATATTGATAATAATCAAGGTTTAATATTGATTATTCCGGTTGTACAGGCCATTCGATATTCCAAGGAAAACCTTTCTGACTTGTCAAATCCCGAAGTTCTTGACGATACTTAGCCCAAGATACTTGATCTACTGGTGCATCAATTACTTGAGTCCAGTCACAATCCTTGAGTTTTTGACCACGAGTACTACGCACAGAATTAGCTTGTTCATTATCTTTTAGTAATTTATAAGCTTCTTCTTGTTCAGCAGCAGTAGCTTCATCATTATCATTAAAGATTGGACCGAGTACATATTTTGTGTACCACTTACCATTAACTTCTTCTAAACCAGCGTATTGACTATATTGGTATACAGTACCTGCCGTTGCTTGTGGACCTTCAAAGATTATATCACCACCAAGAGCATTGATGATTTCTTCAGTAAGTCGCTCAGGTAATGAAGTATTGGAATTTAAAGTACGAAAACTTTGTTCTGATACAACATCACCTGTTGATTTAATTCTAATTTGCATGATTATTTTCCTTATGCGATAGCTAAAAAGATGTAGCTGACACCGTTAGTGTTTACAAAACCACCAGCGCCACTGAGTTCAAAGCCTGTTGCGGCAGTGTCTACCCAATCGGTGTTGGTAACTTCAGCGTCTGTGAGGTTTAGCAATAAGTATGGATCATTTCCAGCCACAATTCCCCTTGCGCTGTCCCACACATACCAATCGCCTGTACCGCTAGTGCTTTTGATGAGAATAAACCTTGCGCCTGTTGTGAACCCACAGTTAATGACTTGGGTTGCGCCTGTCCCCGTATAGCTTCCCACCTTGGAGACGCCGGGGCATGTTGCAAACAAACGAGCAATGTATGTTGTCCCGCTTCCATTTACTTCAGTTGGCGTTCCAAGAGAAAAAACTGAAGCTGTTGGTGCTGTGCTATTCCACGCAGTAGTCGAGGCTGTTTGCCCGTTATCGTTCAATCTAAGCTGATTGGTTGCACCCACGGGCTGCACGTAAACAAACCAATCTCGCGCCAAAGAGCGTGACTTAACAATCATCATCTCAGGCACTGCTGCTAAATTATGCGCCACAGTCCTTGCAGCACCAGTTCCCGTATAGCAAACCTCATCAAAGTAGCCGGGAGCGCGGCGAAGAAAATAGTCAATCCAGTTTCCTCCGTAGTTCAAGCTGTTGTTAATCGCTACCCCTGACTGCTGAGCAAAAGCATCTGTTGGAAACACGGCTGTGTTTGCAACTTCCGCAGCATCTGTGCTGGTCAGTGTGTAAGGATTTCCACTGAGCCGACTTGCTGAATAAAATTTGTTTTGAACAGCGTTTCGGATTGCGCTAAACGAGAAATCAACCGGGAAACCAGATGGAATAACGCGAGGGCTTGTGCCGTCACCTGTGTATAAGACG